GATAAGGCAATAAAGCCAGAAAAGGTTGGTGAATATTATGATCTTAGTCAAAAAGGACAACTAAAGTTTGTTGTTGGCAATAGTGATGAACAGTGGGAAGAAATGGAAAGTGTAATTGCACAAATGAGACAAGCAGGTGTAAAGTGGCCTGTGTGGGTTATGCCGGTTGGTGCAAGATCAGAAGAACAAGAAGCAACAGCAGGTGATGTTGCGGCTAGAGCCTTTAAACGTGGTTATAACGTAGCGGCCCGTGTACATGTTTACTTGTTTGGTAATGCAATAGGAACTTAATATGATAAAATATATAAAAAATCTATTTAAAAGTAAGCCAGCAAAGAAGCCATACCACCCGCCTTATCCACAAGACGAACTTAATAATATACGTGAATATAAAAATCTACAACATGAAAAAGCAATGAAGGCAGAAATAAAAGATCCTTCAGATAATTTAAGAAAGGCAGGACTATGAAAAATTTTATGAAAAAGATTACTGGACTTGGCAAAGAGCAAGAAAAATTAGATGCTGACAAAAAAGAACTTGCTAAACAAGAAGAAGAACTTATTAAAAAACGTGATCCTAAAGAATATGCTACACGTAAGAAAGAACCTTGGGTCGGTGTCTTAGATGTAAAAGTAAATGAAAAGAATGTTCGTAATGGATTTTTTGAATTAGATTGGAACAAATATTTTATTAAACAACTTATTGATGCAGGATATGGTGTTGCTAACGATGATGAAGAAGAAATTGTAGATCGTTGGTTCAGAGATATTGTTGGAAATATTTTGGGCGAAGAAGGACTTGACAAAGACCGCGGATCGGGTTATATTAATGTAGTACCTATAAGTAAGGGAAAGAGTGAAATAAGTTGACACAAATAGAATACTTTGGGTTATTAGAAGGAATGCAAGGACAAACGATGCCATACGAGCTCGATTGTCTAGTACAAGAACCAGTTCCTGCACTAAAGTATTTACGTAGTATAGCTGAATTAAAAAGTCTAATGTGTCCTGTAGTGCAAGATTACTTACAAAATGTATTTGTAATTACAAGCCCTTTAGATTGGACTATACGCAGATTAGACGATAAAAGTTTTGAAATATTAAATGATAAAAAAGGAAAACCTTTAGATGGATTTATTCAGATAGGTGGTGCAGAACCTGGATTACTATATGGACAACCTATGATACATTTTAACTTGCAATATCATTTTATTACAAAACAGCCAAATGTAATAATGGAAGTATTAAATGTGCCTTTGGTAGATATTCGGTTGACAAATGTAATAGGAGAGTATAATATTAGTAAATGGATACATCCTACAAACTTTTGTTTTTTTATGAGTAATGATGTAGATACAATAAGTTTTAAACGTGGTGATCCGTTAATGGCTGTAAAATTTAGAACCAATGACAGAGTAAAACTAGTAGAAGTGCTTGATACAGATAGAAGAAATAAAATACGTGATGAAGCCCAACGAGGTATGAGTATAAAGGATTACTATCCTAAAATACCACTAAGACAAAGTTTTGAACTGTTTACAAAAAGAATGAGGAATCTTTGGCAATGAGTACATATATTCTTGTAGATACTGCAAACACATTTTTCCGTGCAAGACATGTAGTGCGTGGGGATCTTGATACAAAGGTAGGTATGGCTTTACATATCACTCTAAATAGTATTAGGAAAGCATGGAAAGACTTTGATGCAGATCATGTTGTATTTTGTTTAGAAGGACGTAGTTGGCGTAAAGATTATTATGAACCATACAAACGTAATCGACAAGAAACACGGGATGCAATGACTCCCTCCCAGCAAGAAGAAGATACAGTTTTTTGGGAGATATTTGATGAATTTAAAGATTTTATTCATACAAAGACTAATTGCACAATGATACAACACAAACAGTTAGAAGCAGATGATTTAATTGCAGGTTGGGTACATAATCATCCTAAAGACAATCATGTAATTATTAGTACAGATGGTGATTTTGCACAACTTATTGCACCCAATGTTAAACAATATAACGGTGTAAGTAATACAACTATTACACATAATGGATACTTTGACGACAAAGGTAAAGAAGTAATAGATAAAAAAACTAAACTACCTAGAGAAAAACCTAATCCAGAATGGCAACTGTTTGAGAAATGCATGCGTGGCGATACAAGTGATAATGTTTTTAGTGCCTATCCTGGTGTACGTAAAAAAGGTACACGTAATAAAGTTGGCTTAATAGAAGCATTTGATGATAAAAATACAAAAGGTTATAATTGGAATAATCTTATGTTACAACGTTGGGTAGATCATAACGGACAAGAACATCGTGTATTAGATGATTATAATAGAAATGTTATACTATGCGATCTTACTGCACAACCTAACGAAGTAAAAGAACTAATTAATAATACCATTGGTACAGTAGAAACAAAAAATATTACGCAAGTAGGTATGCGTTTATTAAAGTTCTGTGCTAAATGGGATATGCAACGTATCGCAGATCAAGCGGCACAATATGCACAACCACTACAGGCGAGGTATGAAAATGATTAAGGCGAAAGAAGTCCTAAAAGATAAGTTTTGGATAGTTGAAGAACATGGTGAAAATGTTGCAACTATTTCATGGGATAAAGAAAACTATATTGTAAACCAAAAAGGTGTTACACGTTTGTTTCAAACACAAAGTGAGATAAGCGAAAACTTAGGTAAAAAAATATTTTTTGATAAGTTAGATATCAAAGAAGAAATACCTTTAGAAGCACATGGATTCCCTACAAGTTGTACACCGTATAATACTGTACTAGATGTTAAACGCAGATTACCTTTATTTACAAAGAGTAATAAGTCTAAAAGTTTATATTGTGCAGGGTTTTATATTATACATTTTGATAAAGGCTGGGTCAAGAGTTTTTGTCCTAAGTTGATTACAATTGAAAGATACGAAACACAAGGTCCATTTAAAACTAAATTAGAAATGAAAACGGCACTAAGCAATGCAAACAAATGAACCACTTAATACATCAAGCATACAAGCGTTTATACAGCAGGTAAAAGGTGCTGAAGCTAGTAGAGCTAAAGACATACGTATGGACATTACACAAGCAAAAAACCTTGCTTTTACACTAGGAATTGTAATGGCAAGGTTAAACGGCGATTTAGAGCAAATAATTGCTAACAAAAGTAATGCAGATGAAACTGTAGAAGTTCAACTAGACGGCGGATCAAGCTGGTAAAAAAGATAAATATATGCGTATATAACTAAGGAACGCATATGAGCAGACCAAAGCCTACTGTCTTATTAGAAACAATAGATAAAAAAACATATAAAGCAGACCAAGTTCTTAAAGCTGAAGCTATTTGGGCAGTATTTTATAAAGATGCTCCTTTCAATCTCAAAAGTTCTAACATTCTTACAAACTATCCTGGACCTAAATATAAAAAAGTAAGTTTTTCAAATCCAGGACATGCATTAAATTTAGCAAAAAAGTTGAACGAAACATTCGCTACTGAAGATTTTACGGTTGTAAAACTTACAGAAGGCGAAATTGTAGCAGAATGAACTGGAAAGAAACCTATACAAAAGTTTTTTTGAAGCAAAAAGGTAAAGCTATTAGTGAAGTGACGCTAAAGCAATACATGTCTGAATGGTGGCAAAACACAAGAGCTAAAGAACAAGGTGGATTACGACTTACAGATGCAGGCTTTGAATTTGTACGCAATGAATTAGATCTTGCAACATATGATGTGCCTTTTCCTAAAGACTTTGAAATGACTACTAACACCATCATTTGGTTAGACCAATTTATAACTTGTCCTTACTACCTTTTCCGCAATAGCATAGTAGTATTAGACGAAAGAAAAGCAATGGAATTACATTTGTTTTCAGGTGATATAAAAAAATACGGTTTAACAAAAGCTATGAATAGACATAAAAATTAAACATTTTGGCAAAAAAGAGGTTGACCTTTACTGCTAACTATAGTATATTAATAGAGTAAGTTAAACATTAGCACTGATTAACAAGAAAAGGAATACACTATGGAAGCAGTAGCAACACGTACAGTTTCGCCTAATCGAGCAAAAAAGTCGATTACACGAGCTTTTAAGAAAAAACGTCCAATATTTTTATGGGGTCCTCCAGGTATTGGTAAGTCAGACATTGTGCATCAAATTGGTTATGGAATGGATGCATATGTTATTGACGTAAGACTTTCGCTTTGGGAACCTACAGATATCAAAGGTATTCCATATTATGCCGCAAATGACAACAGTATGCAATGGGCGGCTCCAGCAGAACTTCCAACTTTAGCACTTGCTAAAAAACACAAATGGATTATTTTGTTCTTGGACGAAATGAATTCAGCGGCTCCTGCGGTGCAGGCGGCAGCTTATCAACTTATTCTTAATCGTAAAGTAGGGCAATATACATTACCAGATAACGTGCTTATCGTAGCCGCTGGTAACAGAGAAGCTGACAAAGGTGTTACATATAGAATGCCTGCTCCGTTGGCTAACAGATTTGTACACTTGGAACTAGCAGTTGACTTTGACGATTGGTTTCAGTGGGCTGTTGATAACAATCAGCATAAAGATGTTGTAGGTTATCTACAGTTTGCAAAAAAAGACTTGTATGACTTTGATCCTAAGTCACCAAGTCGTTCGTTCGCAACACCCCGTTCTTGGTCTTTTGTATCAGAACTGTTAGATGATGAGGACGATGAAGAAACACTTACAGATCTTGTTTCAGGTTCTGTTGGTGAAGGATTGGCTGTGAAGTTTATGGCACACAGAAAAGTTGCAAGTCAAATGCCTAACCCTACAGACATTCTTGCTGGTAAGGTTAGTGAGCTTAAGGCAACAGAAATCAGTGCTATGTATTCCTTAACTGTCTCACTTTGTTATGAGCTAAAAGAAGCACATGACAAAAATAGCTCTAAGTTTGACGCTATGGTAAACAACTTTTTACGTTTTGCTATGGATAACTTTGAAACTGAACTGGTTGTAATGGGTATAAAACTTGCTCTTACGCAATATGCACTACCTATTGATCCAGATGAAGTTGAGTGCTTTGATGAATTTCATGAGCGTTTTGGCAAGTATATTACTGCCGCACAAAGCGCCTAAGCCAAAAAGAGTTGGGCGATCTCTCCAAAACGCCCATTTTCACTTGACTTTCGTGTTAAAAGATTGTACTATATAAGTATAGTAACAAAAAGGATATATCCTATGTCAGCTAAAAAAACAGAAACTAAACTAAAAAATTGGCAACCCGATCCAAAAATTACTAAAGAACAATTGGAAGAAATGCGTGTTGAGGTTGTAGAACGCATTATTATTGCTCGTGTTGGTTTGTTATTACGTCATCCATGGTTCGGTAACATGGCCACAAGATTACGTATTGTTTCAGCAGATGATTGGTTAATGACTGCCGCAGTTGACGGTAGAAACTTATTTTTTAATACACAATTCTTTAATGCAATGGGCAATAAAGAAATTGAGTTTGTAATTGCACACGAAATACTACATTTAGTATTTGATCATCTAGGACGTAGAGATAGTAGAAATCCTAAACTGTATAATATTGCCGCAGATTATAAAGTAAACAATACTTTAGTTAGAGATCGTATAGGAGAAAAGCCTAAGATTGTAGATTGTTATCAAGACTTTAAATATGAATCATGGACATCAGAAGAAATCTACGATGAAATTTATGAAACTGCAAAGAAGAATGGAGAAGAGTTCTTAAAAGAACTTGGCGAAATGCTAGATGAACATCTTGATCCTCAAGGCAAAGAAGGTGAAGAAGGTTCTAGTCAAGACGGCAAAGATAAAAATGGGAACAATGTAAGCAAGGGCAAGCCGAAATATACAAAAGAAGAAATTGCACAAATAAAAGATGAAATTAAAGAAGGTATGCTACAGGCCGCTCAAAGTGCAGGAGCAGGTAATGTACCCGGTGAAGTTGCACGTTTGATTCAACAACTTACTGAACCTAAAATGAATTGGCGTGAGCTTATAAGGCAACAGATACAATCTACAATTAGAAATGATTACACATTTAGCCGTCCTTCACGTAAAGGTTGGCACACAGGAGCAATATTACCAGGTATGAATTTCATGGACACTATTGATATTGCAGTTTCGATCGATATGAGTGGTTCTATAGGTAATGAACAAGCACAGGACTTCTTAGGCGAAATAAAAGGCATAATGGAAGAATTTAAAGATTACAAAATTAAACTTTGGACTTTTGATACTAAAGTATATAATGAAGAAGACTTTAGTGCTGATGATGGAAAAGACTTATTAGACTATGAAATATTTGGCGGTGGCGGTACTGACTTTGATTGTAATTGGTCATACATGAAAGATCAGGATATTGTTCCAAGTAAATTTATTATGTTTACAGATGGTTATCCGTGGGATAGCTGGGGTGACGCAGACTATTGTGATACTATATTTGTAATACATAGTAATTCAGACAAGAACTTACAAGCACCTTTTGGTGCAACTGCACACTATGATCAGGCGGCATGATTAAAGACAAACCCAATGTGTTAAATTTCTTTGGTATTAGAAAAATGAAGGTTCCGCCTCCTCATTTTGAATATATGGTTATACCTCAGAAATATAACTTAGAAGTAAGCCTTGATAAATGGATATCACAAAATTTAAGAGGCAGATATTATCTAGGCACTACTTTAGCAGTAGCTGAAGCTAATGGACTAGATACAAGGTTAAAAGTAGGATTTGAAGATGCTAAAGAATTAAGTTATTTCACTTTGGCGTGTCCACTTTTAAAGTATAATTAAATAAAGTGCGTATATATACAATATAGGAGATAAAAATATGGCAGAAAAAGCCGAAACAGAAGTTGTACAAGAAACGCCTGCACCAGCAACGGCAACACCTGCGCCTGATGCACAAAACACTGAACTTACTGTAAACGACTTAAATAATATAAAACAAATTATTGATGTTGCAAGTTCACGTGGCGCATTTCGTCCTAATGAAATGATGACTATAGGCCAAGTGTATAACAAATTAGAAACATTTTTAGCAACAGTGGCACAACAACAGCCGCCACAAGGAGAATAAAATGGCATTAAAACATATTGGTAGACTAGGTGATACCAAAAAGAAATGTGCTGTCGTTTACCGAGTAGTTCCAGGTGAGCCGAACAGTGCAGTAATTGTAATGACTGAAAGTCTTGCCGCAGAAGAACATGATTCATTAATGAAACTAATTGAATCTCCTGCAGGCCAGGATGCATATGAACTAGGAGAATCAATGGCAAGGGCAACTTTACCAGACGGTAGAATTATGCTTTCTGCTTTTCATGCAACAGGCAAAATGAATAAAGTTGATTCAGCAAGAGTAGAAATGATTCCGAATTCGTCAACTACTGTAAATCTGCAAGAGCTTAATAGAAATATTGCAGAACAACAAGGTGTAAGTATAGCTGACCTTGCACTCAAAGGACCTGATGGTAAACCAGTACCAGATCAGACAGCACCAAAAGTTGATGCCGCCGCTATGTATACAGACGAAGTTGCAACAGATGACAGTGTTCTAAGTGATGAACAACTAGCATCCTCTTACCGTAGTCAAGCAGATAGGCTTTTTAAAGAAGCAAAAGTCTTACGTGAACAAGCAGAAGAACTTGTTCCGACTAAGCGGAAGAAAGCAACTGCTAATGCCACCGAAGAAGGATAAACTTTCGAGAGGTGTGCAAAGTACATGGCCGGAGGTATTCAAGGACATCAAAGTTGATGTTATTCCAATAGAATATCTCACAACTATAAGAGTCATTTTTAAAGATAATAAAGTTTGGGAAATAGATATGCAATCTTCTAGAAATAAACTAGGAGATGATAAAGTTTTGGAAGATGTACTACAAGAATTATTCAACGAATATGAAAATAGTATAGGAAATATAGACTTTAGACTCGATACAGAACGATTAAAAAATGATATACAAAAGCGAACTCGTGTGTTTATGAAGAAAGGCAAATGAACTTAAAAGGCATAAATATACATAGCAGAACGAATCCAGGAGTATAGTAATGGCTTTACAGATAAGACGTGGTACCGACGCACAGAGACAAGGAATAACACCTAAAGCAGGTGAACCAATCTTTACAACAGATACAAAAAAGTTGTTTATAGGAGATGGATCAACAGCTGGTGGTGTTATTGTAGACACAACAGGTAGTCAATTAAGTGATATAATCGAAGATACAACACCACAACTAGGTGGGTCATTAGATCTCAATAATCAAAATATAACTGGAACAGGTAACATTAACATTACCGGACAAATTTCTGCTTCTTCTATTGATCTAAAAGGTTCTATATTTGCTGATGATTCAACACTGCTCGTAGATGGTATTTCTGGAAAAATTGTTGGTCCTGTAGAATCTAACGTTATCGGAAATGTTACTGGCAACGTAACAGGTAATGTTACAGGTAATTTGACAGGTGATGCAAATGGTAATCACTCAGGTACATTTGATGGAACAGTTACAGCAGTTGGTCAGTTTGAAGGACAAGTTTTAGGTTCAATCTTTGGTGATGATAGCACTATGTTAATTGACGGTGTAAACAATAAAATTGTTGGACGAATTCAGACTACAGAAATTATAGATATAGATGCAAACGCACTTGCTTCTGGTGTAAATGCACTAAGAACAACAGGATATATGCAACCAACTGGTTTAAATTCAGGTATAGGAATACAAACAAAGGCTGCTAGAAATAGTGGATCAAATACTCCTGTTACATTACAACCAGGAGACTTTATCAAAGATATTATTGCAGCAGGTTATGATGGCACAGACTATACCACTTGTGCTGTGATTAAAATGGGCACAGACAAATATAAAACTATCCAAACAGGAAAGATGGCTGGTAGAATGATCTTTACAGCATATAAAGATGACGGTACATTTGGTTTAGATACTATTATGGTTTTCCAAAGTGATGGTAAATTATCAATTGGTGCTGGCGACAATCCTCAAGCTAAATTAGATGTTGCTGGCGATGGAAAATTTACAGGCACAGTAAATGCTCCAGCTTTCCAAGGTGATGTTACCGCAGACGATTCAACTGTAATGTTCAACAGTAACACAGGACAAATTACTGCTCCAGGCACTGTAACCCTTGCTAGTTATACAACTACAGCAAGAAATGCATTAACGGCTGCTAACGGCATGATAATTTATAACACAACTACAAGTAAGTTAGAAGCATATGCTGGCGGTAGTTGGGTAGCTTTACACTAAGTTTTTTTTTCGTAATTTTCTACTACACGTTTTTGCCAAGGCACTGTAAAGTCCCACATATTCACAGTTTCATCACTTTCAACTGATTCTATTGCTTTTTCCCAGGGCACTGTCATTAAATGTGTCTTTAGTATCATTCTTTCATTATCAGTTGCATTGGCAACACCATGAAAACGATTAACATTTAAAAAACTTGGATTAAAATATTCGTGGCTTTCAATTTTATTAGATGGTTTGTTATCTAATGTGTCATAAAAATCAATTACTGTTTTACCTCTAAGTGGAATGTTAAAAGCACTAAGAGCCCTAAAATTGACAGCAGTATGTGGCGGTAGTAATCCTCCAGGAGGAAACCAAATAAAAGTAAATCTTATTACATGTTTTATTTCATCCCAGTTTAATTTGACATCAGATTTTATTGCAATATTTGTTACCCTGGCATATAGTTCGTTCCATAACGGAATATTACAATCATAACACAAATTATAGATTGTTTGTTTTGTTGCATCAGTTCCTATAACAGCATGATCTCCTATTTTAGATTTTACTTTTGTTTTAAAAAAGTGATCTAATTCTTCTTTATCCGATTCAAAGAAATCATAACCTTGTGTTTCTGCATATCTATCTTCAAACTTATATCTAAAGTTACCCATTGTTTACCTCCCAACAATTTTCATAGTCAAAACTTAATCTATACAAATATCTATCTCCTTCAACTGCATTACGTTTATGAATACTATGGAACTGATCCATAAAAATAAAATCTCCAGGTTGCCAATCATCATGATGCCAAATATATTTGTCTTGAAAAATGTGTGCCATTAATTTATCAAAGATAGGTTGCTTGTCTAACTTCTCTTCTTTACTGTCTCTAAGCCACATTTCTCTGATGTAATGAAATGTAAAGTATAATCCTTCATCACCATCATAAGGATGTGTATATACCAAAGGCTTGGTAACACCATATTTAAAATCTCTTGCGCCGCCTTTAAACATTTTTAATTCTTTGTCATCTTCGTCTAAGTCATAAAATGTTCCGTTTTCAAATTTGAATGTACAATCTATTTGTTTGTAAAAGTTTTTATCTTCTGCACTTAAATCTCTATATGCTTGTCTAGTATCACAAAAGCTGGTTACACTATTTTCGCCAGGACGTACACAATAAAGGGCTACACAGCATTCTTTGCCGCTTTTCCTACCATTACCATTACTATGCCAATCCAATTCTTTGTCTGCAAATATACCAATTTTCTCACCGTCTTTGCGTTCGTTAGTGACTCTAAACAAGCCAGGATAATCTGGGTGCATAAAAAACTGCTCTGGTTTAAGTATATTACCAATTAGTTCACATACTCTAAGTATACCTGCTTCGTCTAAATTTTGATTTCTAACAAGTACTACATTATCTTTTACAATGTTCTTACCCCAATCTTGAACTTCCGTATCTGTCATTTTGTCAAAATCAATTTCGTATCTTACAGCATCCATCTGCATTAGTTATTTTCTCCTAATAAAATTTTTTTTGGATTTTGTGTTTTTCCGTTTACGTAATTACGCCACAGTACAGCATTTTCGAGTTCAACATTAAACTCTTCTTTACTTAATTTACCTATACTAAAATTTCCTACAGTGTCCCAAACATCTGCAACAAGATGCCATCTATCTGTTTTTCCGTTATTTTTAACATAATGATAAGGACTTACATCAGCCATATAACAACCACCTTCTTCTAATTTGTATGTGTGATCACCATGAACAAAATCCGTGCCTTCTGTAACTATAGGTATATGCAATTTAAACCCGCCGCCATCACTGTGCTTATGTATAATACCCTGTGGTGGCAAATAAGATAACCTTACTCTTCTAGGATTCATACCCTTTTCATATAAGAAATTAACAATTTGTTTCCATATACCTTTACAAGCAATAGTTTCTACTTCATAGTCTAACATATGATATATTTTATGTTGCCTAGCATAATCTAAATTAAAATATATACGAGGATTAGGATTGGTTTTATCTTGTTCTGAATAAGGAGGATCTTGTAATCCGACGTTAAAATTAAATCCATTATATAGACTACCATCTTGTGAAGTTATACACAAACCATGTAATCCTCCTTTTTGGATATCATTTGATTTATTTTCTTTTAATAGATCGTATAGTTCTTTTTTTAATTGTTTTGTGTCAAACTTCCAACTATTTTTTACCACATAGTTCATACAAGTAAACTTTCCTTATTAGGTAAGTTATCGTATGCTATACCAAAAATTAAAACAATTCTTATATTATTAGAAGGATTTACAACTCTGTGCAACCATCCTGTATTTACAAAATATGCTTCTCCAAGTGTCATATTTAAACTTACTTCTTCACTTTTTGTTTTCCATTGAAATAAACTTCCTTCTGTCTGTACAGGAATTTGCACACGGCATAACACACTTGTATCAGTATCTATATGATAGTTAAGTTCATTACCACCGTGCATGACGCTTATACGTGTTCTATAGGGTGTTTTAAACTTGGTGTTTAAATATTTTTGTATATGATCGCTTTCAATGTCATTTCGCCAAATTGTGTAGTTAGTTTCATTTATAACATCATCTGAAGAGCATTGTTGTAAAAGGATTTGTGAATAAGTTTCGCTTGCAGTAAACGTATTTTTTACATCACAGTGTTGACTGATTTGATAATTATCACCTCCTAAATCGTTAGCTTTGTACGAACATGCAATTTGAAAAATTTGATCAACTACTTCTTGTGGTACATCATCAGCTACTGTTCCGTGTGTAAGCATTTGATGTCTTCTAGGTCCTGTGCCTTTCACTCTGCTTCTACGTGTTTCTTTAATTAAACATTTTTCTGTCATCTCTATCCTATCTATTGAAAGCTGGATCTAACCATTCTGTTTTTGTTATCGGTCGGCTTACAGTCATTTTAAATAAAGACTTTTCTAGTAACTGTGTATATAGTGGATTTTGTTCTCCATGCCAAGGAGATCCGATACATAAAGTAATTTTTTCCTCAGGATCAGGATCAATGCTATGTGCATGACTGCCGTCCATTGCATAGCTGTTGTAATATTCAGGAACGTATATTTTGTTATAATTTTTATCAATAAAATATAATTTACCAATATTTCCATTTAACACAATTCGGTACTTATATTGTAATGTTCCTATTTCAGATTCTGCACTATCCAGATGAATATTTAATCCTGTATGAGGATTAGTCCTTAAAATAGTTACCCGTCCAGGAGGAGACATAAAAGGAAAAATTTTTTCTTGGCAGATTTTTTGTATAGTAGGACATTTTTTTCCTGCTGTAGTGTATTCAAATTGTCCTTGTGTTGTATCAATATGTGTACCGTCATTTAGTTCTACCCTACCGCCCATTCGTCCGCCGCCGTTGTAAATGGCTATCATGCGGCAACCTCTAAACTCGTTCCAATGATGTACGTCTGCAGATAATTCTAGTACCTCTTGTAGCATGGCTTGTCTTTCGATATCTGTAACAGCTATGTCAAGAGCGGCAAATGTAAAACTCATTAATTAACCTTTATTAATTTAATAAACCATTTAGTAGGATCAAACTCCCACCATTTTTGCCCTATTTCATAACTCCCAGCACGTCTGTGATGATTGCGGTGCCAGCCCTCTCCAGCAGTAAGTATATTTGCAATCCAACTGTTATTTGGTTGTGCATTCTTATGTCCTAAAATGTTTAATATTCCGTACCCATGAAATGCTAAAACTACCGGCATAGCATAACCAAATATCATAAGCAAAGGATCAATTAAACTAAAAACTACAATTATACCAATATTTAAATGAAAATAATACTTGTGAAAGAATCTAAGTAAAGAATCTTGTAATAGTCTTTTTATAAACTTACGTTTAATTTTAAATCCATATCCCCATGTGTTTACGTATACTGCCCATATACCTTTTACACTGTGACTATGTGGATCTAACTCTGTATCACTGTGTGCATGATGTTGTCTATGAGTAGCGGCCCATGTCATTGCAGGACCTGCACCTGCAAACATACCTAATATATTTACTGCCCAAGGATACCATTTGCCTGCTTCAAAGGTTTTATGACTGTAGTATCTATGATAACCACCACTTATTGCCACTATAGCTATTATATACCACCACAAAAAAGCGCCGATGAACATCCACAATTCTCCGAACATAAATGCAGGTATTAGCATCAAATGACAAAATGTATGATTAATTAAAAGTTTTGTTGTGTTTTCCATATTAGTATTTATTTGGTTGTTTATCTACTGGGTATGCAACACTGATATTACTAGCAGTGCCTTCCTTTACAGCCTGTTCTTGGCCGCTTACTAAGTACTCTTTAAATTTAATATATTGCGGATTGTCACCTTGAATATGTTGCCACTTGTCATTAGGATTTGCTTTTAGCTTCCATTCACGTAACTCAGGACGCATATTTACTGGCGCACAAAGTTCAAACCTTTCATTACCAGAACCAGGACAAATTTTGTGATAGTAATGGGTTGCATTTAAATACCAAACAGTACCGTTCGGCACTTGAAGATTAAAAATGTCCTCACCTGTATCTACATCAATGTTTGCGTTACCTTGCACTGTGACGTGAAACTGTCCATCTAGATAGTATCTATCTTTGTGCCAGACACTCATTTCTTCACTGTCATCAGAAGTATATGCAAGCACTATCCAATCTACCTCTAAAGGTTTTTGATATATTTTTTCAAACTCTACAGCATGTTTATCTACTACTTGTGCAAATTCTTTGATAATAGGCAGTTGACTTGTCTTATGAAAATGCCAAGTTTTATATGTGTGAAAAAATTTCCCACTAATATTACTTGACTCTGTCATAGGAAAATTGTCAATAATATATTTGCATTGTTCTAAGCACCATTTAGGATCAAACTTATCAAAAATAGTATGTGTTGGTCCTATTTGCATTATGCAAACTCCACATTTTTTATTACAAAATCAACTGTTTCAGGCACAGTTTTAACATTTAACACTACCCAATAACTAGGATCGAAACTTGCATTAAACAGTGTATGAACTTTTGCTGTGTTTAAAAAATGCATGTGACCACTAGTCCAATGTAAAATTTTATTATCTAAAATAAAATGTACTCTAGGAGCATTAAAATTTACAAGAGGCATAATAATTCTAAAACTACTAAAATCTTTTCCGTAAAAATCTCTATGCGGCGGAAAAAATCCTCCTGGATTTAATTTAAGAATATGGCTTCTAAAAATTTTATCTTTTATAGGCTTAATTAACGTATTTAATTTTTCATATTCTAAAACAGGTGTAGGAACATTAAAACTATCTTCTAACCAATTGGTTCCATGTTCCTTGTTATATTCTTTGAGAGAATCTAAGTCAGGTCTGCCTGACAAACCTCCATCTGCACTAGTAATGCTAAGTCCCCATCTGTCTACATTTTTTCTTGGATTATATCTTACATATTCAAAATTTTCCTCGGTCCAGTCAACAAAAGCATCTGTATCATGTAGATTAGGACTTAGTAGTATTTGATCTCCATAGGCTGTAAGTGTAGAATATAATTCTATTGACATTCATTTTCCTTTTTTGTTTTCCATTCATCTATTGATAGACTAGGCAATTTTATATCTTGTCCTTTGTATATAACACTTTGAAAACAATTTGTACTATCTTCATTGCAGGTTCTTAGCATCAAAGGATGTAATTTCCAAGAGCTATCTAGTTTGCTTGCTAATCTATTTAATGCTTTTCTCCTCTTAAGATCTTGCATACTAATAAAAACAGTGTCGTATGTATTTAAATAATTTAGTTGGGCTTCGGCTAAATGTATGGCAGGAGTACGCTCATTTGTATCGTAATAAAGATGACTTCTTCTATGTGCAGGATTGTAATAGGTCCTAGTTAACAATCTATAACACCCATTGTAAAATTCTTGTATTGTTGCAAATGCTATTAGTTCTTGTTTTTCGACCAAAAAGAACCATTCTACAAATCTAGTTTTGTAAATTTCTGGAAGTCTATCGAACCAATCTGTGTTACGCCAGTCACCCGGATAACACAGTCTTTTAAAATATTCTAGTTCAGCTAGGAATCTATCCTCACCAAATTCTTGTAAAGTTTGTATGTGCATTTTTATGTTGACTTTTCTATTTATTAATGTTATTATACAACAATATAGCCTTACTGTCAAGTAAATATTGGATGCAAATGATTAATATTGTAGTAACAAGCAAACCTGTAGACGGACTTTTGTACTATAGTTACGAATACTGTGACTTATTAAATAAGGCAGGTTACCCTGCACGGCTGGTGATAATTACGCATCGAAACTTTCAAACATTAGATTATATTCAATCTATACAGAAAAAGTATACATATTTTAAGAATATTGCTGTAGACAGTTACGAATGTGATGAAAATGATACTACCCTAATTCTAGGTAGAAGTATGCTTACTTTAAGTTGGGAAAGTTTCAATGACTATACTATAACACAACAAACGCTTTTGAAGAAACTTTTTAGTTGTAAATTGATCAGTGTGTATTCGGAAAATCATCCTACACTTTACCCTAAAGCAGTAAAATTTTACAATCCTAAACAAATTATAGACTTGTGTGATACTGATGTGTATCCTAATGGGGTAGGTAAACATTTTGAAAAACATATAAACTTCTCTATATACAAACCACATACAGACAACATAAAATTTAAATATTTATTTTTTGGAACGAATGAAAAATATTATGCGGCGGCTGAAAAAGCGTTAGTAAACTTTCCTAATTACGGAATATTAACATATAATGCAAAGTATGTAAATTACAGTTACAATAATGTGTTTGTACCTGTAGATAATGTTCTGGGTATGTTTGAAACATATGTGTATACAAAAGAAACATTCGATCCTGCGCCAAGGATTATACAAGAGTGTAAATACTATGATAAAGAAATAATTTACTTTAGAGATAAGAATATTGTAGATGGTGGGAGTGTATATTGGAATAGAGATATTATTGAGCCTGATATTTCTCCAATTGTAGAAGCGTTATGAAAAAATATCTTAATGAAAGATCTATGTGCTTACATAGCCAAAGCGGGTTTACTCCTAAAGAGTGGTTTACTTTGTATACAAAATTTCAGAATATTGAACCAAGACTAGTTCAGATATACAATTTTAATAAAAAGGAACTTTCTTTTGAGATGGAAGATATTGAAGGTTTCGTGTTGTCTGATACTGACGAAGTTAAGAAACTAGAAAGATGGAAACGTAGAAAGATACAATCTGAAGTGATAAGCATATGGGGAACCATACAAACTTTTAGTGTAGATGATAAACATGGTACTGGTACAGCAACATTTATACATAAAGATTATTGTACGAATAATTTAATGTATGATACAAACAAAAAACAAGTAAGATTGATCGACCCTGATGCTTTTCACAAAGAATCGCCAGGAGAATTTCCCCCTATTTGGCACGGACTATTTATAGACACCCTGTATAATACTAGCCAATGGGAAAAATACGATCATAGACTATGGGACCAACCATGAAGATACAACCTAGATGTTTAGCATTTAATACTAGAGACAATAAAGGAGCCGCATATACTTCAGACGGCTTTATGTTACCATGTTGTTGGATGGATGACCCTCCTGTATATAGATATGTAAAAGCATGTGGATTGAAAGACGAAGAATTACTTCTGTCAAACAACAAAAATTTAGATGATATATTCACATCAGATCAGTGGGAAAATTTTTTTCAAACACTTTTGAATGATCCAGAAAATGCTTCATATATGTGTAAAAAGAAATGTGGCATAGATATTGATAAAGATAAAGTTAGAGAAGAAGAACGTAGAGAAGTAAAGGCACAGGCAAATGGCGCGGATTACTGACGAATACGTAATAATGCAAAAACGTTGTAGGCCTAATATAGATGCATCGCATCGTTGTATATTTAGATGTCCACAATGTATTAGGCAAAAAACATCTAGTCAAGAACAGATACGCAGAAGTTTTGATCTTGAAGAGGATCAATTTAAAAAAATATTAGACTACTATGATTTTGGTATAACATTTTGTGGACAAATATCAGATCCAATCTATCATCCTAAGTTTTTAGACCTGCTTAAAATGTGTGACGGTCAAGGCAAGGCAGTACGTGTTGCAACAGTAGGTAGCGGAAAAAAAGATGCTTGGTGGGATGAAGCATATAGTTATGGCGTTGGAGAAAACGCTTGGTACTTTGGCGTAGACGGCATAGACGAAAAAAGCGAACTATACAGGGTAGGTTCTAAGTTTCAAGATGTATGGAACAGAATGAAGCAAGGAAGAGATTTAGGTCATACCATTGTTTGGCAATATATTATTTTTGGATACAACGAACATGAAGTAGATGACGCAATAGAAATAGCAAAACAAGAAAACTTCAGTTTATTGTTAATTAATACTAATAGAGGTTTTAATCCTGACAGTCCTTTGCTAAGAAAAAACGTAGATTTTAAATTGACTTCTCCAGATAAAAAACATTTACAAGAAAGAGTCAAAAAAGAATATTGGGGACACAAAACACAAAGTTTGGAAACTTGGCATAAGTTGCCAAGAAAACGTGCTGAAAGAATGGGTATTACATGAACCAAGATTTAATTGGAAGTGAACATAGAGATACTATTGTAAAATGGGACGGTGGAAATGATACACTTAAATTATTTATACGGAACCAAAAAGAACTAGGTGGTCAGTGGTATTACAACAACAAAAAAATTACCTACAAATACAACACAAATGGGTTTAGAGCACAAGAATTTAATAATATAGATTGGGCTAACAGTGTTTTAGTTTTAGGTTGTTCTAATGTTTTAGGAGTCGCAAATCGTATAGAAGATAGTGTTCCTAGTGTTTTACAAGACATATTAGGAATCCCATGTATAAACTTAGGTATAAGTGGGTCAGCAGTAGATCATGCCTGTTGGAACAGTCTAATACTGCATGAGAACTATCCGCACCCAAAAGCAATAGTTCAAGTTTGGTCTAGTACACGTAGATATACAGATTTTTTAGATGTAGGGATGGTTAAAGCTGACTATCCTATTTTTGGTGTTCCAATGTGTCCAAGCAATGTACAACCTTGGAAGTCACATTACTGCGTAAAACATTCGTGGGAATTGCGTTCTAAATTTTATGTGGCCGCAGATAGAGCTTTATGGAAAGACAAAACTATTTACTTTGAGGCAACCTTTTTTGAACACAGTGCAAAGCAATTAGAAATCCCTTGGGTAAATGAATGCGATAAGGGCAGAGATTTTGATCACCCTGGATACGGTTCTTGCAAAGCGATGGCAGAATTAATTGGTAAAAATTTAAAAGAAAGAGGTATAAAATGATTTTTTGGTTAGGATATACAATAATGTTTTTTAATGAGGGCTTTGTAATAATGCGTCATATAAGTCCTTGGTTTGCAAATAAACGTAAAAAACTACACGAAAAATTTGGCAGAGAAAAAGTAAAACGTATACATGGATTTACTGATTGGACTTGGATAATACTAATTGCGATAGGCACATACTTAGAATATGAAAACTGGAAACTATATGCAAGTGTTGTTCTCGGCTTTTGGTTGATCGTTGCAGTTGGAGTATATCTACCTATGTTAATAAGAAAATTAATGAAGAAAGAAACAGGATACGTAAAATGATATCATATGATGGTTGGGATAGAGAATATAAACAACATAAGTCTGCATACTTAGATATTTTTGATTCATTTATGTCTCAAGCAAACTACGAGAATAATGAGGAATTTGAAGAATATTTTGCAAACTTTATAGGCAGAAAACATGTTGTCAGTGTAGCAAGTGCAACAGATGCTTTGCATTTTACACTTCAAGCATACGGAATTTCTGCTAATAATGAAGTTCTTGTTACAGATTTTAGTTGGATAAGCAGTAGTGCTTGTGTCAACATGGTAGGTGCAATACCTATATTTTGTGATATTGACATTAACACATATCATATAGATATAGAAAGTGTTAGACGTATGATCACACCAAATACAAAAGCAATAGTGTATCCACACTTGTTTGGTAGCATGTCAGACACATCTGAATTAGAAAAATTTTGTAAAGAGAAAAAAATAATTTTCATTGAAGATTCAGCACAAAGTTTAGGAAGCAGTCTTAATGGACAAAAAGCAGGCACTATCGGAGATACTAGTGTTTTTAGTTTTAACAGTAACAAAGTCATTGCCGGTGTAAATGGTGGTGGTGTTGTAATGACAGACGATGAAGAACTTGCCAAGCGTATAAAAATGATTAGGCGACATGGAAAAAATAAAGATTTTAGTATGCTAGGGTATAATAGTCGTATGTATGTACTTAATGCAATGATTATAAAACAAAGACTAAAATTTTACAAAGAAAATCAACTGGTGAGACAAAATATAGCAAATATCTACAACGAAGCTTTTGCAGATTTGCCATTGAAAATACAAGAAAATGGCAACGGACTTAATCATAATTATCACAAATATGTAATAAGGACAGAAAATAAAGATACTAGAAAAATGTTAAAGAACGCTTTAAAAGCAAGTATTCATTATGAAACACCTTTGTCTAAAAATAGTATGTACAATACTATGAATATGCGAAAAGATGATTGTGTAAGTTCCAAGATTGCTTCTGAAACAGTTCTGTCACTTCCTGTACATGCATGGCTAGAAGAACACGAAGTTAATTATGTAATAGACACTGTAAAAAATGCTTTATAAAAATAAATTCGGCGAAGTAAAAATACTTGAGCCTATCGAATTGTATGATGGAAAATCTATCGGCATATCTATGTCAGGTGGGGCAGACAGCACAATGTTGTGTTACTTATTAGCAAATACAATTACCTATCAAAAACTTAATATAGAAATACAACCTTACAATGGATATGATATTTCTGTACCTACTGATTCGGCTGGTCTTCCTATTATAATAAAATATATTCAAAAAAAGTTTCCTGATGTAAAATTACATTGGCCTATTGCTTGTGTATTTGACACTAATGGAGATGATATAAAAAATACATATATAAGACCTTTAATAGAAAGACTATACGATAAAGGTGTAGTAGATGAAGTAATACAGGCAGTATGTCTTGGACCTCCTAAAGATGTACAAGAAAGTTTTATTGGAAATGATTATTTTAGAAGACCCGGGTATCAATTATGGGAAGAAGTAGCCCAAGCTAAGAATCATGCCCCGTTTGTAAACGTAGATAAAAGATTTATTATGCAGTGTTATAAAAGTTTTGATATTGAGGAATTAAGAGAACTAACAAATAGTTGCACAGTACCGATTGGAAATTGCGGAGAGTGTTGGTGGTGTCAGGAACGAACTTGGGCTATAAACGAGGTAAATAAATAATTTCATAATGTCAGATCAAATTGCCAAACACATTACAAAAGGTGGTCCAGGAGATAGATATCTTGGAGGCGGAAAAGTAGACACAAGTTCATGGTTTAATGAATTTCCTTTACTAGAAGATCAAATTAGAAATCAAGATATCTGGTTTTGTAGTGCTCCTTTTCAGTTGCTTTACACAAGCACAAGAGGAGAACTATTGCCCTGCTCTTGGGCTAAAGAAGGTCTTGGACCTAATATTAAGAATGTTAAATTAGCAGACTATTTTGTTCATGATAAAGCACTGAATAAAATGCGTAAAGAAATGACCACTCCAGGAAGCAATTTAGAAACTTGTAAAATAATGTGTAAAAATTGTTTATATCAAGAAGAAAAATATGGTAGATCGAGAAGACAAGCAAGTTTAAAAATACAAACCAACGATGTAGGTATTTGGCCCGGTATTAGTAGAGCTGTGCAAACTTTTAAAGATACAGGAAAAGGTAGAATTACTGAACAAATATTTGAAGTACAGGTGAAAGCATTTGGCAATCAATGTAACCTTGACTGCTATATGTGTATCCCGTATGATTCAAGCACAAGATTAAAGACCATACATTCAACTGAACTTGAAGAGGAAAATATCTTTTCACAATATGCAAAAACACCAATTGAATCATTTAGAGATGAAAGATTAGAAAATGTTATAGATCAAATTGTTGATGTAGCTCCGTATATAAAAAACTTAAAGTTCATCGGTGGCGAACCTTTGGTAATGAAACAGTTTTATGATCTCTTAGAGAAAATTGTAGCCACAGGGTATGCTAAAAACATGCTTGTCAAATATCAAACAAACATGACCGTACTTCAATTAGAAAAAATAAAACTTACAAAATTTATTCCAGAATTTGAACTTTTTGAATTTACAGTATCTGTAGATGGTGTAGGCAAATGGAACGACTACATTAGGCGTAGATCATCATGGGACAACATAACAGGAAACATAGATACTGTACTAAAATATCCTAATGTAAAAGTAAATATTAACGGAACTATAAGTTTCTTAAGTGTGTTAAAGTTTTATAAACTAATAGAATGGTTTGAACAAAATGATCATAGACTAGAACAAGTAAATTGGTCAAACATAAGAGGACCAGCTAAATTGTGTGCAAATGTGTTACCTGAAAAAATTAAACAAAAATTAATTCCAATGTATACAAATTTTCCTGATATTGTTAATGTATTGAAACAAGATAACGGTGGATTAGATTTTCAAGACACGCTTAAATACTTGCTAATGATTGATAATCATTACAGAGGAACAAAATGGGGGATGGAACTGTTTGACGTGTTTCCAGAACTAGAGGAGTTTTACAATGAGTAAAATGGAGAAAAAACTTTTAAAGCTATTAGATAGTAGAAAGCATGTGTGGGAGTTTGATACTGAAAATATTCCAGAACAAAGCCTAGTGAAGGAATGCTTAACCAATGCATGGAAAGTTACACCGTCAAAAAATAATTTTATGCCTTATCATGTAAATGTAATAGGACCAAAGGATCAAGTTTTAAAAGATAAAATACATGCTTTGTCGAGACTTAATAAGAAAAGAACTAACGAAAGAGCAAATGTGAATAACATAGAAAATTTTGAAGAAGACGGTTCTAACCCTAATTTTTCATTCTACAATACAGCTCCTTATGTTTTAGTTTTTAGTCAAAGAGTAGCAGAGCCAAATCCATACATTGCTAATGCTATAATTGAACAAAATGATATCTATGAACAGATGCACGAACATCTGTTCGATGACATTCTAAGCACTACCTGTATAGAAATTGGTATGTTTATGCAGAATGCTACTGCATTCTTGTTGGAAAAAGGAATAGATACTACCTACATAAAATGTTATCCCTATGAATATTCGCTTTGGAAGCCTGATTTTCCTTTATTAGCAGGGCCTGTTATGCTTATTGCAGGATTAGGATATAGCAAACTTTCTAGAAGAGATGCGATGACCAACGAACAAAAAAAGCAAGATTATAAACCAGAACCTGAAGAAATTGTGAGGTGGTTTTGAAAAATCTAAGACACTTGATATTGTTAATAGATTTCACGGGACATCCGCCTTTGGGGGATGAACATACAAACAATTTAAGATACAGTGCATTAAACACACTAGCATTTGGACTACCAGAAGATTTGACAGAAGACTATGTGATTATATCTGATCATTTCGATCACCGTGCATCTCATGAAAAAATTTCTGAAGTCAAAAAAATGGTTACAATAGAAAAAAGACATACTTGGATAAACATTAATCCAGATGAACCTATTACTCCGCCAGAAATTGTAGATATGTTAAAAGAAAAATCAATTTATATTAACAATGTGATTATTGGGGGAACAAACACAGCAGGATGTGTGCTACGCAGTAGGCCTTACTCGGCCATACACTGGGCAAAATGTGGATATGATGTAAAAATATTTCTGCAGATGTGTGCAGAATATCAAATGCCAGGACACAATCAAGCTGAAAGAAATATGTATGCGTTTACAGAAATGTGGAATGAAATTAAAACACAAGGATTAACACACAAAATAGATCCGGTGACTAACATAAAAGAATTATTTAAGGAGAAATAAATGAAGATCACACACGGTAATCAAACTATAGACCTTTTTCCAGGAGAACTACCTAAAGTTTGTCCTATATCTTTGTCAGGAGGACTTGATAGTGCTAGTTTAATGTTTTTAGTTTCTAAACATTTTCCGCAAGTACAAATTATTCCTTACACAGTTAGAGACTTAAATGCACCTTTAGACGCAGATGCGGCGGCTGATATTATAAAATGGTTTCAAAAAGAATTTCCAAACAACAATATACCTGATATTGAAATTTATGAATTTAACGATCGCACAGAGGACTTTGTTACCTGGGCCGAATGTGACGAAGCAATGGAAAAACATCCGCAACTTGCAGGTATGCGTAGGATACAAGTATCAAAAATAATACAACTTGATCGAATATCTTGGAATTTAATGAAACGTTTTCCAGGCGGAATCAGACTAGATGGTATGACACGTAATCCGCCAACTGAAGATATGGTTATAGGCGGATTTTATGATATTGCTGAACGTCGTAGAGATAAAGAGTTAGATGAAGTTGAAACTTATAGGCCAAACGAAAACAATCCTCCATTAGGTATATACCAGGCATATGCAAATGTAGATAAAAAATTTGTAGCAGGCGTGTATTTTGATTATGGGTTAATGGACAGTTTGTTTCCTATGACTAGATCATGTGTTGGTACTAGAACACAAACTGAAAACTTTACTCAAGAGTGTAGTAAATGTTTTTGGTGTCATGAAAAGGCATGGGCATTTGGATGGGATGTAAAGAATTTGCCTATTATTTGGAATCCTGATACACCTACCTATCTAACAAAAGGTGGTCCAGGTGATAAAAAATTAGAGTATGCATGATAAAATTAAAGAAGCCGTAAGAGTTACGCAAAGAGCACAGCGTAACTATGACCTAACAAAAAGTATTCCAGCACAAGATCTTGATACTATAATTTTTGCCGCGGCTAATAGTCCTAGTAAGCAAAACGAAACCCACTATAGATTGCATGTGTATACAGATCCATCAATGATAAAAAAAATACATGAATGTACAAAAAAATTTACACTAGGTATACATCAAGCTCTTGAAGAAGGAAAAGGCGAAAACTGGTTATATGAAAATAGATCAGTAACAAATTCACAAATTTATGCAAATGCACTTTTTATCTACGAAGAAATAAAAGGTAAACCAAGGGGTGCTACCCATTTAAGAGCTGAAAGTGGTGATGACAAAAGCCGGGAATACTATGCAGAACAGAGATATTACAGTATTGGAACAAGTATAGGTAACCTTACATTGACAGCAGGTTTGTTAGGATACAAAACAGGAATATGTTCTGCTATGGATGATGATACAATAAGAGACTTGACAAACATACAAAATGATGTTAAAGTACTAGTAGGAGTTGGATATGCTAATGAAGGTGTTGATAGAAGATTACATCCAGAAGTATTAAATAAGCATGTACCACAAGACAGCAGAACTGGAGGACTAAAAGAAAACTGGCGTTTTCCTAGTTTTGATAGACAATTAGAAGTGGTACTTAACAATGAGGAATACCAAGGTATATGACGCCTACACTAAAAGAACTTAAAGGATCACCATATCGCACAGTAGATTTCTATCTTTCTAAGTCATGCAACAAAAGTTGCCACTATTGTACTGCATGGACTTTACAGATGCGTAATTTAAATGTGGATATGGATTTAGTGCGTACAATATTAAAAGGACTAGCACCTTACAAAACAAGAATATGTTTACTAGGTGGAGAGCCTGGCCTTGCAAAAAATTTAGATGAAGTAATTGCAGAAATAAAAAAACATGAAAACTTGATTCCGCAAGTATTAAGCAACAGTTTAGTAAGAAAATTTTATCCTCACATACTAGAGGATAGAGATATAATATATATTGAACATTTGGTTTTAGATTTTTATCAGGATAAAATAGAAAAATTAGGCAATTATCCTTTTTTGCCAAAAAATGATTTAAACAATTATAATCTTATAATTGAAACTCCTGGATATTTTAAATACAGGGATAATTTTGATCTAACAGAAATAGATCATGAAAATACAGAATTTAAAGAATACAATTCAAGATCACCAGATTTTTTTACAGATCATGAACTTGTACAAGCTCCAGAATTAGAAAGACGTGTGTGTGCAAAGTTTCCTCAAGTACCTGTATTTGATTTTGAAATACGTAAGATTAGACATTGTAGTAGAAAAGCAATCAACGGTAGCAGTGAATTTGACATCACAGTAGAAAATATTACAAAGATGATGAACTATGAATTATTTAATTTTGAGAAATATTGTACAACATGTATGGATATTATTCCTAAACGTCCTAAAATGCGTAGAGACGAGATTACAGCACTTATTTCTAACGAAGTTAACTTACTAGATTTAATGGATGCATAATGAAAATTTTCGCAGTAGCAGTTAACATTCATGATCATAACACCTATGATGGTAAGACGCATTTTCTTGCAGAGAGATATACTAGAGCAAAGCATAATCTTAATAGAGAAAATCCGCACGATCCAACTCCTAGTAGAATATTTTACAAAGAATATATTGAACCTAAATATGGAAAACAAAATGAAATATTTGCTTTCACAGTTAGCAATCTCGGACAAGAATTTGTTATTGATTATTTAGAAGAAAATTTGCCTGATAAAAGTTTTTTAGATTTTAATCCTACAAAACTTTGGGACTATTATAAGACAGACAACTACTACTACATTGATCATCACCAAAGTCATGCCGCTTATGCATTACTTACAAGCGAATTTAAAGAAAGTGATATTCTTGCTATAGATGGTAGAGGATGGCAATTTAATTGTATCTTCATAGATAAAAATGGATTAATCCATAATATTAGCGATAAAGTTTCAATAGGTGGATTATGGAATAGACTATCACAAGATTTAGGCTTTGGATATTTAGGTGCAGGAAAAACAATGGGCTTAGCCGGATATGGCAAATTTGATTTTGATGTTTACAAAATGGTGCATGAATATATGAAAGATCCAAATCATAAATTACCTAAAGGATCTAGAGATATTTTATCAAACATACCAAGAGAAGACATTGCATTTACTTTGCAAAAATATACAATAGATTTAATAAAAAAATATGTTTTTCCTTTAAAAACCTGTAACAATATTTGTATTGCAGGAGGTGTTGCATACAATGGTTATGTAAACGAAGAATTTACAAATTATTATGATAATGTCCATGTTCCTCCGGCTGCAGGAGATGAAGGTCAATCATTAGGAACATATATGCATGCAGATTTTATGCTAAACAACAATGTTCACATACCAACTGTATATGCAGGCGCAGAACATCATATAGATGAAAAAATATTCGAAGGTTTAAATTATGAAAAACTTCCTTTCGAAGAAATATGCACACAAGTTGCAGAGGCTATAGATAATGGACAAATAGTAGGATGGTACCAAGGATGTAGCGAAAGCGGCAACAGAGCTTTAGGCAACAGAAGCATATTAGCAGACCCAAGAGCAGATTACATACAAAAACAAATCAACAATAACGTAAAATTAAGAGAAGATTTTAGGCCATTTGCACCAAGTGTTTTAGAAGAATATTATCAAGATTACTTTGACACTAATCAACCTAGTCCGTATATGAGTAGAATTATGCCTGTAAAATCTGACAAGATACCAGGTGTAACACACGTAGACGGAACAGCAAGAATACAAACTGTGAATAGAAAATTTAATCAAAGATACTACGATGTTATTGAAGCATTTTTCAAATTGACAGGTATACCCATGTTACTGAATACTAGTTTCAATTGCCAAGAACCAATTGTAGAAACTCCTCAAGATGCAGTAAACACTTTTAACAAATGTGGTTTGACTGTTCTTGTAATAAATGATTATATTGTGAGGAAATAATGTTAGATAAAGAAAATTTAAAATTTGTAAAGAATATACTAAGCGTTACAAATAAAAATGTTGAGTTAGATACAGTAGATAAAATAATGACTTATGCACGTGATGAAGATTATCCGTCATTCTTTAACACTGTGCTTGATTGTTTAGATAATGATCCTACATTTAGAATAAAATACTTACGTATACTACATAGTATAAAAGATAACAACCAATATGAACTTTTTAAAGACATAATAGGTATAAAAGACAATGAAAAAACAGTAACCGAACTTGTAAAAATATTACCTATAATAAAAGCAATTACTGATCAAAACGAATTAGACTTTTTTAATTCTACACTTACTGTGACAAATCCTACACTTGATGTAGAAACTTTATATAATATACTTAAGACAGTAAAAGATCAGCCAGAACTTAAAGAAGATATATTTGATAGTTTTAGTGACAATCAAATTGCATCTAAAACAGCATTATTAAGTCAAATTGATGAATTAAATTTTTTGAACAAAGATAGTAATGTTGTAATTTGGGGTAGTTGGTATGGCAGTATACTGATTCCACAACTAGTAAATCGTGTGAACAAAGTTGTGTGTATGGACATTGATGAGAAACCTTTAAATATTGCAAAGAATAGATTTTTTACAAACTATAGAAACATAGATTATGTCAGCGGAGATGTTTTTGAAAACTACAAAGACATATATCAAAAAGTAAATTTAATTATAAACACATCATGCGAACACATGAGACCTATGGAAGAATGGCCCTGGTTTAGATTTAGTTCAATGGAGACAGATGCTGTACATCCTAAAGGATACGCTGACGACAAACCACACAGACGAAAAGTTTATCAATCAGCAAAACTATCAAGTGACTGTTACTTTGCTTTTCAATCTAACAATATGTTCGACATACAAGGACACATAAACTGTGTAAATAGTTTAGAAGAATTTAAAAAGCAATTACCAGAAAGAGCAGAAGTACTATACGAAGATGAAGTAGCCGACACAAGAGGTACTAGATATATGCTAATAGGAAAGTTCAATCATTTAGTATAGTATTATACATATTGTAAGCAATAAGATTTTGTGTTTGTGGTCCAGGATGTCTACCATCGCTGGCATGATCTAAAAAAATATATTCAGGATTATGAGTTTCACAAAAATTAATATATCGTATATTCACTTCATTCCAATCCGGTTCTTGAATATTGTTAAACGGTAATTCTGTCCAAATAAAATGATAATTTTTTACACCTTTTTTATCTAGAAACAATTTTGAAAAATTAATGGCTGAATAGCTTTCTACATTTTGATTTAGATCAAAATATAAAGTTTTATAAAATGATTTTGCCATTTTTCTTTTCAATGGATTTTTTTGTAATGTAATAGAAGATGGTTGTATGTCAATCCATCTTTTTTCATCTGTATAAAAAGTAGTTCTAGCAAAATCTGTCCAAAGTATTACAGCAATGTCATCTTTTTTATATTTTTGTTGTACAATTAAATTACAAATGTTTTTATTGCTAGTTCCAGGAAATCCTAAATTTTTTACCGGCATCATATTTAAGAATTTACTTAGACAGGTAGGCCAAGCATATTTACTTGGATAGGGAGATCTCCCATTATTACTATTAAGACAGTCTATCAAACCCTCACCATAAGTAATACTACATCCGAATGCCATTATTCTTTCAATGTTCATTTTATAATTCCATATACTTGTGAGGCTAGATTATCATGTGCTTTTAAACCTGGATGCATATTATCTGCTCCATAATCATCTAATAACTTTAAATTTTTTATAGGAGATAAAAACCAATTAGGAACAAAATCAAGTTCTGATGATATCATTTTTTTATCTCTACTAAAAGTAAAGTTATAAACTTTTACACCATAATTAATTAAATATCTATAACTATGATCGATAGCTACATATGTTTCATTTTGTGAATTAAATTCATTAAAAAGATGTGTATAAAATATTTTATTTAAATTTCTTCTAGCTGGTAGATTTCCTTTTCTTTTCTCAGTATAACTAGGCATAAACTGATAAGGGCTCTTTTTTTTGCTATGTAAAAAACAAGTTCTATTATGGTGTGTCCATAACACAACCACTGTATCATTTTTGTTTAAATCTGCATCTAATATAGAATGCTGTATTTCTTTGTTTGATGCACCACACACTGCATAATTTATACACTCTAAAGATAACTTGTCGGCAAGTAAGTATGGCCAAGAAAATTTGCTTGGAGGTGGAATAGGTATACCTGGTTTATTTAATGTGCCAATGCAATCTGGTAAACCCTCTCCGTATGTATGACTACATCCGAATGCTATGAGTCTATTCATCAAACTTTTCCCTCAACCATTCAAAATTATTAATTAACCCAAGATCAGACCTCCTAGAAAGGCCAAACTCCATACCAGCGGTAGCGCCTGCCAAAGCGTATTCGCCATATGGTCTATCGTGTCCCACGGTTGTCCAAGTTTTGAGTCTTTCTTCAGTTTCATTATGTACCTGCCTTTCTATTGTTTTACTTGCTAATTTTGCACATTCTCTAAAAGCACTGCGCCATGTGCTAAATTTGTCTGTATTAAAACACGTGATATTGCTTATTTTTTCAACCACACAGAAGTTTTTGCTAATACTTGTTGTCATATCATTAGTATTTTTATCCATTTCTAAAACTAATTTTCTTGGAAGTAATTTAATACCACCGTATCCGTAGACTAAATTATTTATTGGATTTATACTTTGCCAAACATATACAGTGTCATAACAAACATTAAAATTTTGTTTGAAATTTTCATCAAAATTAAAACTAGGCACGATATCTGCATCACCATCTATTACATAAAACATTTTTGTATCACAAAGTTCTGCGGCTTTTACATGTGCATTATGTATTCCTTGTACATTGTCAATACGTTTTATAAAAGGAATTATTTTTTTAAGTTTGCTAAACCTTTGTTCTTTGTCTGGTTCTTTGTAACTTATGTATACAACATCAAACATTTACAAAAGCCCATTCGTCAAAGTAAGATACAAATTCAGGAAATGTTTGTTTAAAATTAGTGCCTCTTCGCTTGTCATACTCTGTAATATATTCAACAAAGTTGTATCTTGTAAGTTGTAAATCTTTAGGATCTGCTTTGTTTTGTAACTCAATTACACTGTTATATATACGCATAATTTTTTCACTTTCATTCGGCCATTGATCAGTAGGAGCTGAATCATATGCATCTTGTAGTGTTTTTATAATTTTTTTCATATATCTATCTAATATCTTTCTTGGTGTAATCATTATATCTAAAAATTTAGGATTTCTTACATAGGCAAAATCCATGGTAATAGTAGGTGAATGTTTTCTTAAATCATTAATATCGTTTATCATTAGATGCAGTGTAGTTGTGCTTAACATATTGACTGCACACATAATGCTTAGTTTAACACTTTTTGTATTACTTACAAGCATTTTTAAGTTTTTCAACCATAGGTCATAGTCCATACCAAATCTTACATAATTATTTTGTTCACCTTTTGCTTCTGCACTAGTATAAATTGTAAAACTTTTAATACTTTTAGTATCTTCTAAAATGTTAATTTTGTTAATAAAACTTTTCCATATTTTATGGGGAGGACATGCATTAGTATTGATAGCGAACTCTAAATTAGGTTGAGGATTCTCTAGAAGATAGTCTATTACTTTCATAGTGTGTTTACTTAATAAAGGTTCTCCACCTGTAATTCTAAATACATGCATGTGTTTTACTGCTTCAGGAAACCATTTCCAAAATGCCTCTATATAAGGATTGTGTTCTCTTTCCAAATATTGTACCTCATCAGGATTTATAAAACCAAATTCTCTTTTGTTTCCTTTGTAATCTGTATATTTGTAAGTTCCTTTTTCTTTTACTTCTTCAGTCCATTTGCTACTAAAAGCTGGTCCGCAGTAAGCACACTTAAAATTACACACATTACTAAAACTTATTTCAACATATTTCGGAAATATATTTTCATTGCCCTTGCTTTCCATTATTTCATGTAAATAGGGAATACTCCAGTCTTGTATGCTTTTTGTAATTCGATCACTAAAATGATTGCTGTTATCTTCAATACGCCAACAGTAATCACATTCTACAGGACGTTCACCGTTAAGCATTTCTTGTCTTCGTTCTTTTTTAAATTCTGTATTATGTAATGCACCTGGATCTTTTTCAAGCTCGTCAAGTTTAATTTTATGTGCACCTACGTGATGACAACTGTGTGTGATACCACTACCTAAATGTGTTGTCACTTGAGTCCATTTTGCTAAACAAAATCCAGGACCAACGGCATCTAAAGAATCTTTAAGTAATTCTAATTTACGCGGATCATTTTTGTCAAATTTAAGTCGTTTTGCAAGACTTTTTGCTTTTACACGTTGCCATTCAGCTTTCACCGTATTCTCCTAGCTGGAGGTGCGTACACTGTTTTAAAGAATTTACTTTGTTCCTCATCTAATGCAACTTTACTGATAGGTAATCCTTGCTGTTGTAATACTTCGCCATATTCAGCAATCTTTTGTTCTACAGGACAATCTTTAATCTCATTCCAGTATTCATTAAGCCATTTGAAATCTCTTGTTACAGAATGATCCCAATCGGTTGCAAGTATCTTTTGGCAACCATCTCTAGCACCCATTATAGCATAAAGTCCATTATTAACATCTGCACCAACATTCAACCAAACAAGTAGTCTATTGTAATTTTGCCACCAAGTATTATTTGCAAGATCCTCTACCTTTGCACCTCTGTTTAGCGACATTTTGACACCTTCTCGAAATCCTGCTCTCCAAGCCTGATGTGGTGTTGCACTAATAATGCTGGTTGAATAGTTTTCGTTTAGTTGGTAATAGTTATCAAAGTAACAAAATTCTATTAATGTATCGTCAGACCCGTCTGTGTTTTCATGTGTCTTCATATTCGCAACAAAATCCTTTGTCCACATTTTTAAACTTCCGTTACCGTATCTCAAACCATTTATGTCAATGTTACCACACCAGCTGAATTGGTAATCATCATCTACTCCCAATTCATCTAAGTCTAAAACAACATTTAAAAATTTTGGATCAATAACAGTATCACCATCTACGGTTACAAAGTGTTTTGTTTCTGATATATCTGCACAGGCTTTATGTGCCGCATCTGAGCCGTCTACTCCGTGTATGCGTTTGGCATAAGGCACTTTCGTAAGTATATCTGCATAATTTTTTTCTGCATTAGGCTCATCATATGAAAGAAAAACAATATCACAATCTCCAACTTTTATATTATTCAATTGTTTCTCCTATTGTGTGATAGTAACTTTGCATATCGGGTTGTGTTATAATCCTGCAATTATCAAAATATTTTGTATCAAACGTAAATGGTCCATCAAAGAAATCTTGATATCTACATTCTAGTGTACAGTACAATTTGTTTGCGTTATTTAAGTGTATTACAAAAAACTTTTTAAAAGTTTGAGAAGGCGGCAGTTTATCAATGCTAAATGTATGTGTAATGCTGTAACATTTTAATTTTGGATTTTGAATAATATATATGCTGTTGGGTTTTTTATTATCCGACATTTCTACTGTGAATACATTGCTGTGTAAAGTTTGTTTGCCGTCTTTTTTCTCCATTACATAGTCATGTTTTTTCACAACTATATAATCATCAATATTTTCTACTGCATCTGCAAACTTTTCATACATCTCAGCACTTATTTCTAAATACTGCAATATGTTATCAGTTTCATTAGTAATTTTTAATATTTTACCTGTGCTATCAAAACCAACATACAACATTATTTAAAATGCTCCAACAATTCATCTGTGAGAAATTCATCTTCCACATAATGTAACACACCTTTTTGTGTGAAGTTACCTAAATATATATTATCATCCAAATAGACATCAAGATAATCAGTCCATTTTTCTGGAACATTTTCCCAATGTTGTGCGTGGGGTTTCATATGTGTAAAAGTAAGTGGCATTTTTAAATTAGGTAAGTCTAAAAGTTTATATGCAATAGCACAATTCAAATCAAAACTTTGCCAATTTTGTTTTCTCTTAGGTGCAAATTGTTTATAAAAAATTTGCCAGTCTTTGCTGATAATTTCCACTAATAGGAAAAATTCTTTTGCAATATTATTTTTTTTAAAATAGTACAATCCACTATACAAATTAGGTAAATTATTTGCAACAAAAGTTTTTCTATAGTAATTTGTCGATACAACATCTTTTCTGTACGTAACGACATCTGTTGTAAATGCTACACTGTGTTCACTACATTTATACCACCAATCAGATATATCTTCAAGAATTAACATGTCTGCATCCATTACGATAGTATTTTCATAAGGTGTTAAATGATAAACTTTCCATCTATTTTCTATTTTCCAGTCACTATTCACTGCAAGATTTCCCCAAGGAATAGGAATAATTTTGTCAAATACATCTTTATATTCATTCGGTACGTTATCGTCTGTAATTAAGCTAACATTTTGATTTCTATTGTTTTTGTGTATACTACATGCTAATGCATATGCTTGTCGTACATAGTCTGTTTTATAATTATTTTCTGCTAGTATACAAAATCCATTATTCATTTGCAAAATCCTTATCTATGTATCTATCCAAACTAAATTTATTCATTACATGCAAATCAGATCCTTTTATTGTACAAGCAAGTTCATTTTTGTCTTGTTGTAAAAGTAAAATCATTTTTGTATCTTCTATATCTATAAGTGTATCTTTTCCTGTAATCATATACAGTGTAGGTAATACTTTGGGCCAGGCAACTGATTCATGGTTACTAAGTATGTGGAGTGCAATGCTAAATGCAAAATCATTTCTGTATGTGTTAGAAACAATATTATACAATAATTTATAATAGCTCCAATTATCTCTTATATGTTCTATTAGATTAAAAAGTATTTTAGTTTTGTTTGTTTTTTTAAAATAAAATACTGTAGCCCAATACATTGGAATACTTGTGTTGCTTACTAATAATTCTGCAGAATTGTCTCTTGTGGTATTACAATCAAATGCTAATCTGTTAATTAAAAAATTGTGATTAGTTTTGAAGCATTGTAAAATACTTTTACTATTAACAACAAAGTCTGTATCTATTACCAATGTATGTTCATAAGGTGTTAAATCATAGCAAGATGCACGAGAAAAATTTTTCCAAGTAGCATCTATATATGAACTTCCGTCATAAAATTTTTTTTGTTGTGTTTCATAAGATGGTTCTACTTGTATTACTTTGTTGATATATTTTTTATAAAAAGGAAATTTTTTAAGTTGTTCAGCACTATCTGTAACTAGTGTGACGTGTAATTTTGTAAAACTTTTTACACGCTTCGCACAAAAGATTGCTTGCTTTACATAATCTATTTGTTCATTATTATTAGCAAACAGCAAAACACCTTTGTTCATTAATCTAATAATCCCTTAATTTTTTTATTACTTTTAAACTTGTTGTATGCAATTAAATATTTGTTAGTGCTTTGTATATAAACATCAACAATATCATCAATAAATTGTTTTGGATTTTTAATTTCTACAGGTATGCTGTTACTATCAAGTAATACTAAAGGTTTTTCTTTTGAAAGTATAAAATTGCAAAATGTAATTAAGTCAGGAGTAACTTCAAACGCACAACCATCTTGATAATGATAACAATTATCTTGGTATTGTTTTAAAAGTATATTTTTTTGATTTTGTAATGTTTGCGAAAAATTAGCAAACTCTAATGCTTTTTCTAACTTTGAATCCATAAAATCCTCCTATAGCTATAGTATACAGGAAGTAATGATAAAAGTCAAGAATTATTAAAGTGTAGATTGATTGGTATATGTTGGTGCTGATAAAGAAACGTTTGAACCAGATGCTCTTAAATGTTGTACATTACTTGTGGTTGTGCCTGTAACGTTTTCATCTGGATTACCACCTTTGTCGTCTTGTAAATATATTCTAAACAATATAGCACCAGTTTGACTTAGAGCTGAAATAATATAATCATTTGCCGCATATACACCTGAGCCAGATTTTTGAAATATCTGTTGATAGCTACCAGTTAAATCTTGTTGACCTATACTTGTTCCTGAGCCAGATCCTGTAGATGTTGTATTGGTGTAGTTCATTTTTATAGTACCCATGTTTGCTAACATATTACGCCAATCAACATTAATTGAACTAGATCCGCCGGATTGACTAGCAGTAAACCTAATTTCTCCACCTGCTTTAAAAAATTGTGTTTTAGCAATATCAGAACCAAAACTTACTAATACCCTGTGTTCTAATGTTCCATTCCAAGGCGAAGTTCTTGAACTACTTGTTCCAGATTCAATTGAAAATTGTCCTGATCCAATTGAATATAAATTTGATTCAACAGTGGTCATTACTGTTGCATATTGATTTAAATGAGCGGCTAGTATTGTATCGCCCACATCTACGTTAGTAATAGTAGGACCAGTGCCTTGTTGATGGGTATATGCTTTTGTAATATCTGTGCGTAAATTATCTAACTGATCGTCTGTAATTGTTTGGCCTACTGATACTTGTCCACTTAATAACGATTGTCCGTAGTCTGTACCCATTATGGTGTTAATTCGACTTTGAACTGTGTTATAATCGCCTGCTGTAATTGTTGCATTTTGGACTGGCATATAATATCTCCTATTCCTTAATTATAGTACAAACAAAGATTAAAGTCAACACTTTTTATTAACTACGTATTTATTTATACTTTCAACACACATTCAATCAATTTTTCCGATTCATCGTCACTTGATTCTAATGCTATGCCAACCATTGCCGTTGTATGGATTGTAGAACACACGCCGTCTTGCCATGCATATATTGGTTGTCCTTTTGCTACAATACCTTTTACTCTAACAGGAACACGACCTTTTAATGCAATATATTGTCCATCAGATTCTGAATTCATCATTAAACCTGGATCTGTTGATACTACACCAATACAAATATCACTTACCTTAGCTGGTTCTATTTCATGATCTGGATGACTGCATACTGCTACTGCTGTTCCTGCTGGTAATTCTTCTTTTGTAGTATATTTTTCTGCAAGGTCAGCAAAACGTGAACTTGTAGCAATGCCGTCAAATACGTTTGCTGTAATATTTCCACTTGCGTTTCTGCATGCAATAGTGTTTGGTAATGTTGTAGACACAGAAGCAGCTCTATAACTGCCGCCATCTACTTGTAATGTGTTGGCCTGAGTTGCTGTTCCTGTAAATGTTGTGGCAAATACATTATTAAATGTGTCTGTAGCAGAACCTATTGTAACAGTTTGTATTGAAGTACCGTCTGATTGTAATCCTGGCAACAATGCAAGTGTAGCATCTGCTTGGACACGTAAGATATTTTCTGTTGTTCCACTTAATGGCTTTGCACTTAATTTAATAGTTTTGCCTACTTCGTTTGCAATACTACCTTCATTATCATTAATAATTTTAATTTTTAGATCACTACTATCACCTATAGCAATACCTACATCAGCAAAACTTGTCAATGTTGTAAATGCCGCTAATCCAGTTTGTACAAAATTCGATGCTTCTATACCGCCTAATTTATCAGCATTTGTTGCTGTACCGTGAAATCTATGTCCTGTAGTAGTAACGCCGTTTGCACTATTTTGTGTATTTTTAAGTGTTAATCCTCTTCTAATGACATCATATCCAGTAATAGCATTTTCAGCATCAGTTGAATCAATAGTAAATTGTATTGCACTTATTGTAAATATTACTTCATCATTTACAGTGGCTGCAATTATAGATCTATTTGTTCCACCATCATCACGCACTGTTTTGGATTGCATTTGAGTAATACCAGATCCTGCGTCTTGTGGTCCAACTAGGATAAAATCTGTTCCGTTATAGGCATATAATTGTTCGTTGGCAGTATCCCACCAAAAGTCGCCAGCCTTTAAGCCAGTTGGGGCACTTGCACTGACCTCGGCACCGCCTGTGGTACGCCATTTTGTTCCATCATAAAACTTTAATTTTGAATTTCCGCTATCAAACCACATTTGTCCTGATATAGCTTTTGGCGGAGCATTTGCACCGCTAAAATTTTCTAGTAAGAATACAAAATTTTCATTTTGTATTTCTCCATAACCTGCATAGTTTTTTCCAACTAGTTTAAGGTCAGTGGTTTGATCTAGAGTACCGTCTTCGACTGTACTCAGTGTTGCATTGTTGTATCTGTTTATCGTATATGCCATTTCTTATAACCCCTAATACATAATGTATTTATTCGTTTACGGTGTATATGTGTTTGTGCTTGTATGTGTCCATGCTCCACCTGATACAGTAAACACCATTGTGTATCTGTTTGGAGTTAGGGTAGCGTTACCGCTTGCCGCAGAAAATGTCACGTCTTGCACAACTGATTGTGCATTTACTACATTATTTTTATCTACTGATACAGTAGATTTACTCATAGCGGCGTTAATATCAATACCACTAACTGATGCTGAACTATAATCAACTGCGTGTATCACTGCTTTTGCACCATTAGTTAATGTTTTAACACCCGCTGTATACATTGCTGTAAGTATAGCAATAATATTAGTTGTAGGTCCATCACCTGTTCCTGGTGGGTTTGGTGATGTCAAACCTGTAATATCTAAACTTAAAACTAGTGGTTCAATTTCCCTTGCATTATCGGTATAACCTTTAGTAGCTACGTGGCTGTCAGCTGTAGGTGATGCTACACCCGTAATTTTTTGCGTGTTAACAGCGATATCGCCACTTGTTGAAATCGATAATCCACTTGTTGATGTAATAGTTGAACCGTTTATATTAATATTATCAACATCTAGTTGTGTCAAAGTGCCTAGTCTTGTTAAGCCGGTTGCTTGTGTTACTGTGTTATGTAATTCTGTATCAGAAAGTTTTTTTACTCCCTTGATATGATATGCAGGATTTCCTATTGTATCAGTAGCGGCTAAATCTACATTTTGATTAAATGTCCACGCTGATGTTGCATTACGCCATAAAATATCCTTAGATCCGGTTATACTATTTAAAATTACGCCTCCTTGGTCTATGGCGGCGTCAGTAGGAAGTGTACTATCGCTTGTAATACCTAGTTCTAAATTTTTTCCTTCAATCTTAAAATTAGATACATCAAATGAAAGTGTAGTACCTGTTACAGTTAAATTTCCTACAACGTCTAAATTTCCGCTTATTTTACCATTACCTGTAACATCTAATGCCGCTGTAGGAGTTGAATTAAAAAAACCAAGGTACTGATTTGTAGAATCTATATAAAGAGCACTGTTAGTAGAGTTCCCTACTCTTATTCTCATATCAATATCGGAATCACCTGCTTGATTTTCAAATACTGTTGTTGTACCATCTATTTTTATAGCATGATATTTAGTATCTCCTACACCAATAGCAAGTCCACCACTGTTTTTAACAAACAAACTTCCTGTCATATTTTGGTTACCAGTGGTGGCAACAAATTTTGACACATCATATTTTGTGCCAGCACCATCTACTAATGCATCTGCAGACTCTGCAGTTCCGTTGTATTTGTAAATTTCTCCTGTAGGATTGACAGGATTAAATCCAACTTTAATTAATTGTCGTTGCGGTGATTGAGAATCATTTGCATCTACAGGATATCCTGGTATTTCAAAATTATTACCTGGACGAAATTGTACACGAGAATGCACACCTGCAAGTACACCTCCAACGAATAGTTTAAGTACTGTTCTTGTAACGTTACCATCATCAACAACACTATCTGCTTCGAATCCTGTTTTCCCTTGCCTCTGTGTGTACATAGGTCCCACAAGTACAAGATCTGTTCCATCATAGAAATATAGTCTATTCTTAGCATCATCTATCCATAAATCACCAGCTACTAAATTTGTAGGCTCTTGGTTACTTACAATTGGTCCGCCTGCTACTTTCCAAGCACTACCATTAAAAATTTTTAATCTTGCACTTGCTGTGTCATACCATAATTGTCCTTTCAACGGGTTTGTTGGTGCACTACTGCTAGAAAAGTTTTCAAGCATTTTAATATAATTTTCATTGATGAATTCACCAAAACCTTTATAGTTTCTTCCCACTAATGTAATGTCAGTGCTTGTTGTATCAATAGAACCATCTACAAGCGTTACTAAAAGCGTGCCATCTGTTTTGTTTAGAATGTAACTCATTACGCACTCCTACCTGTATAAATGATATACTTCATACTCATATAAGGATTCATTACATCTAACGGGTCGCCGTCACCTCCGTCAAGAACACCACCACTTGTTAATATACGTTGGCTATTTTGTTGTGACGCAATATCAACTGTTGATCTTTGAATTCCAGTTAGTAACGTATCTCCTGTGTTTATTTCTCGCACTGCATAAAATTGTTCTCCTGTAGGCGAACGTAGATCATGTTCATGCTCAGGTAAATTTTTTGTTGTAACAGTTTTAGTTTCGCTTCCGCCTATGCCGCCTAATGTGTCTGCTGAGTTGTTAGTGACTGTATTTGCACTTACACCATTCATGTTATCTAATCCTAAAGGAAATCTACCTCTTAAATCCGGCACAGCAAATTTTCCAGATTCTGGAGAATCTTTAAATGAAAAAAGAATAGCATCATATAAAGCCTGATACTCTGCTATAAGATACTCTGCTCCGTCACATAGCAACCAACCTGCAGGAGTAGCTATACCTGCATATGGCACAATCACACCCGGCGGATTTGTTGGTACAGCTTTTAACAAATTACGTCTTGATACTTTTTTAAGTCCTGTCTGGCCTGACGTTCTATTAATTAATATTTCATCATCTACTTGTGTTTCTGTAACACTTGTTTTGTTTGAAACAATAGTATTACTAATACTTGTTGTAAATGTTTTTACACTTCCGCCAACTTGTCCATCAAATACAAAATCGTCAGCACTTACATCACCTGTCAACCTAAATGTTGTTGAACTTGTTAATTTATCTGCAGATCCTGCTCTACCGGATACAGTACCACTTACATTTCCTGTAAGGTTTCCAATAAATGTTGTAGCATACATAGTCTTATATTTGTTTAATGCAGCTCCTATATTTCTAACGTTACTTTGATCAGGTTCAATATTACGTGTGTTTAAAGTATTTTCTAGTTCTGTTTGGCCACCTACAAATAAATTTTTTGCTATACCTACACCACCTTTGATAATTGCACTACCTGTACCTATAGTTGTTGCATCTGTCGTATCATTTATTTTTAACACACCACTTTGTTGTATGTTACCTGTAACATCTAATGCTTCTTCTGGTGCTTCGTTGTTGATACCCACTTTTAGATCACTATCAACTCTCACTACAGTTTTAGAAGTACCAGCATTTTTTACTCTTAAGTCAATGTTAGACCCTGCAACTTGATGTTGTAATATACCAGCATTTCCTTCAATACCTATATTCATTTCTGAATTGATACCATAATTAATACCTGCGTTATTTTGAACATTAAGTCCATTTAATGTTGTGCTTACAATATCGCTTCTTAAAAAATTTCCTGCACTAACATTAACATTGTTTACAATTAAAGATTCTGCTTTTTCTGCTGTTCCGTAAAATTTTGCTGCACCGTCTCCTTTTATATCCCTAGAAGATAACGTAACACCTGGTTTAATCACAGTAAAACCTGGTATAGTTGTTTTAGGTGTAAATTCGTCCGTAGCAATTATTGCAATAGGTTGTGCATCCACTTCTATCTGTACAACATTATAAACAAGATTATCAGTTCCAGTCAGCGATACTGGTATAGGTCCTGTGTTAAGGCCATCACTAAATGTGGGGCCTACAAGCACCCACCCAGATCCGCTAAACAAGTATAACTGTTGGTTATCTGTGTCAGTCCATAAATCGCCTATTTGACTGTTCGCCGCTTCTGGTTCTGTTGTTCCTCTAATAATACCACCTACAGGAACCCAATCAGGAAGATTGTATACCTTAAGTTGTTCTTTTCCTGGAGTGCTATCATACCAAAGTTGACCTTCAACAGGGTTGCTAGGTTGTGTGGCACTTGCAAAATTTTCTAACAGATGCAAAAAGTTTTCTGCAATAGCAGTACCATATGCAGTTGTGTTTCTACCAGGAATTTTTAAATCTGTTGTTGTGTTAAGAGTGTTATCCTCAATAGTAATAGTGCCTTTGTTGGCCTGGTCTGTATATGCAATAGTATAAGCCATTTATTATCCCTCGTTGAATCCTGTTAAACTTTGAACTCTTACTGTATAATCAATTTGTACTAGTCTGTTCAAACTTTTTTGTACAGGATGAAATACAACATGTGTTAACAATCTACCATTACCATCTTCCGCATATGCTTTTAAACCTAATTCATCAAATACGTATAAAGAATTTTGATCTGTAGCTGTATCAAATGCATCTTGTCCGGCAGGTTCACCGTAATCAAGTAGACATGTAACTAATACATCTGTATAATTAGTACCACTAATATGTCTGGTTTCTATTTTATTACGAACAGGATCAATGTTTGACACGCTCCTATCATCTACAACTTTTTTAAAAGTTTGATTGTATAAACTTGCATTTGTTCCTGTACTGTTAGGTGTAAGATATGTAATTATTCCTGTAGGATCTACACTAGTGCCACCATTTCCAAACGCCATTTCGTGTATCCAACCGTTTCCGCTATTTCCTAAACTTTCAGCGAGAGATAAACTTATGTTTTCATAATGTATAGCATTACGTTTATCTATAATGACTTGTCCACTTTCAGGATCATAAATTTTAATATGTCCTTGTATATACACACCTTGATGTTCGTTTATTTTATCTGTCATTTTGTTTTCCTACATGTATTTATCGCGGCAAGTCAGTTGTTGAATTCCTTAAGAAACGAGCTATATTTCCTTTTGCTTTACTTAGCTGTGTTCCTAAATCGCTCCAAGTTCTTCCTTGCTTTCTAATTATAATTACTTTGCTATTTTCTGGTGCAGATTGTGCAAGAGAAAGTGTTGTACCTGATACAGTAAACTCTGGTGGAAGTGTTTGATCACCTTCTGGTGAATCCATTTGTGGAGCACTTACTGTGTTTCCACTTCCGTCAACTGTTTCAAATGTATAACTATCAATACTATTCTTTCTCATACGCTTGCCTGCAACAAAAACTTCAAATTCGTTTACACTTGTAGGTGTCCAATCTAGTTGAAAATCTGTAGTAGTTCCGTCACCGTCTAGTGTAAGAGTAATAGTTTCATCTTTGTAAGGAATATTTTGATCTATACCTTGTTGATATATTTCTGTGCCTTCTTTATATACATCCTTTGCACCTGTACCCATTGTAGCTCTTCTAAGTTGCTTGAGTGTATTTCCGTCTCTTACAAAATATTCAATACGTTCACCTTCAATAAAAATAATACTTGGCATATCAGGATTATCATTAGGTTGAGGTAGTTTATCGCCGTTTTCAACTTCTATAGTCTTATCCCATGGATATAAATCTCTTACAAGTAAAATATTTTCTGCTCCTGTGAGCCTTTTGTAGTGTGTCCTGTTAAGTATATCTTTAAACTGTCTCCAACCAAACTTTTGTATCAACGGTGGGTCAGCAAAATGTATAATATCTATAGTGTCATTTTCTAATAAGTCATATGCAATTTTTATATATTTCTTATTATCTGTTACAAAGTAATCAACACTAGGTGTTAGCAGTATTCCATTTTTTACTACCCAAACATACTGAGCATCAGTAGCCGGTTTGCGTAATTCAATTAAGCCATTTCTTAAATGCCTTAGGTTATACCAACTAGCAGAGCCTTGTGTTAATTTAGTTCTTTCTACAATGTCAAATTCTTGTCTTTCTATTCCCTGTGCTTCATCGTTATTAAATGTATACACAGTAATAATATCACTTGACTCATATACATTATCCATGTATATCGTTCCAGGAGTGCTTATAAATTCACCTGCACTATCCCAATATCCATATGCATATTGTCCATCTTTAATTGCATATACTCTTAGCGTATCACCAGTTTCGCCTACACCAGGCAACAATGTTATTGTTGAACCTATTTGTTGATCGGGTACTGAAGAAATGTCAAATTCTCCGGCACTAACATAATTCCATTGTACTCCATACGTAAGTTCAATATCATTCAAATATACTAACAAATCCTGATGATTGAATGTACCTAAAGGCACTTGCCATAAATCTAATCGATATTCTCTTACATCGGAAACAGCAAAATGTTGACTATATCCTGCTGTTAAGATAGTGTTATTAACTTTGACAATAGTATTATGTTGACTAGGTGTGCCACTAAATGGAGTCTTTTCTAAAGTATATGTAAGCGAACTGCCATCTCCTATAAATGTATCAATCTGTACTGCACTATAGTTTTGTGTAGTGCCTTCGAATATTCCAAAATTAATTATTTTATCATTAGCAACAGGTGTTGCAAAACGTATTACAACATTTCCAGGCATATCGTGGGCACTGTCATCACTTTTAATAAGTAAAGTATCTTGTGTAACACCGTCAATAGTAGCATAATGTGTCATATTCTCTGTCCAACGAATATTTGTAAGATAATCTATTGTGCTACCATCGCCAACAAAAGTTCCATAATCTAAAACATTTTTTCCTGCTACATCTAAAGTTATGATATTTACTTTTGTATTTGCAGTAGGAGCAACATCTAAAATAATACTTTTTCTATCTATAGAAAATATATAATCTTCCTTTGTTTTAATCTCGTTGCCTACCTTTAAAAATAGGTTATTATTAAAAGCAATATTTTGTCCAATTGCAAAAGTTTTTGTACTTCCGTCTCCAAGATAATTAAAACTTCTAATATTACTTGAACCACCTGTTGGTCTTTCGTATACTTGTATATCCACTGTATCTAAAACTTGTCCTGGAATAATTTCTTCCGGGCCTTTACTTGTGGTAGGAGTTACAAAGCCATCTCCATCTACAGTTATATCTTCTGCAGATAATCCACTAGCTGTTGTATAAGGAAAATCTCCGCCTTCTATTAATGTATCGTAACCATTAGGATCTGCTAAGAAACTTCCATCACTTGTTTTTTTACGTATTACAAGTGTATCTCCATCTGCTACTTTTATACCTAAGTTATCAAGATTAAGTATTTTTAAAGACCCGTCGCCGACAAGCGTTTCAATTATAGCGTTAGAATTTTCTATAAATGTACTACCATCATAATTTGGATCGTCTATACGTACATTATTTTTGTAAACATTATATTCTACACCACTTTCTAAAGGTTTAGACAGTTCTATTAGTAGAGTGCTACCATCAAAGTTAAATACTTCGTCTTCATAGGTATCATCATATGTATCCCATTTTCCGGTAAACCAACCTTCAGCATCAAATCCACCCTGATTTTCAAATCCAAAACTTTTTACTTCTACTCCACCATAATCTATACCATCCATTACTTGTGAAATATCTTTTCCTAACATACCAGTGGTAGGATCATAAAGTAAATTAACCCTGTCTTGTGCCACTAGTAAATCAGGATCTTTTTTGTATTCTATAGTAATAGCTTTTGTATCTGCAGGAGGAGTATCAAGTGTTATACGTCCTTTGAATCTTACATAAGATTTTGTGTTATCTTGTAAATTAGTATAGGTATATTGACTATTTAAAAGCTCAGTACCACCAACTGTAATTTTTATGTTTGCAGGTTTTACATCTATTGGCCACTTCAAATCAAATACATATTTGCTACCTGTACCAACAAAACTTTCGCTTTCATTTAACTTTGTAATTATGAAACTAGAGCTAATCCTATCAAATTTTACCCTTGTTAAAAAACTTCTAACAGTTTGATGACCAATTACTGCACTTATCTTTGCATCAGTTCCGTCTGGGTTGCTTCCATTTATATCTAAAGTAGGTGCACCAATGTAACCACTTCCTTCATTTACAACTTCGATTTTTACTATCTTTCCGTTAACACCTAAATAACTTTTAAATTTAGCACCTGTGCCACCGCCTCCAACTGCTGTGATTACAGGTGGCTCAGTATATTTAGAACCGCCATCATAAATGTTTACGCTTTTAATTTCATAACTTGCGTTATCCAGCCAATGTCTATAAGGATATGTTGTAATATCTGATTCTGTACCAACTATCATATCCTGTAGTACTTGTGAAGGATGAGGTTGTATACCCCTACCTTCAACATATCTAGGTGCTAAATCAAAATCTGTAATCACTGTATTAGTAGGTTCTATCTTTTCATAACTAGAAAGATATTCACGTAATTTTGTTTTAAATGGTTTTACTTCTTCTAAATAATCCTCATAACTAGGTAAATTATCATTGTTAAATGTTATATCTTCTCTAAGTGTTCCAACATTATGTTGAGCTTTTACAAAACTAGTTTTAAATGCCCAATCAATATAAGGTTGTTCACTAAATGCATATCTTATACTAGCAAAAAACAGTTGGTTATATTCTTCTTCAAGTTCTACAGTGAATATATCATCACGTATTACTTCAAATATTCTACGTTGTTCTACTGTAGGTTGTGCATCATAAAACTGAACATCAAAACTTATACTATCAAACCCATTCAAATTAGCAGTAACATCATATAAACCACGCTTAAATTGTATGGTTCCATTCTGTCTACCTATTGTTTTATAATTCACTGTGTAATCAGTTGTTATTTGTTCATCTATTTTTTGCAACAACAACCAACCACCTGTGCCTATAGTGCTTATTTTAACAATGTCACCAACTGAATCATTAAGTGGTTCTAATTGATAAGAATAATCAATTAAATAATCTATATCAATTGTTTCATTAACACCTGTAGCGTACCAATCTGCATACTCCCAATATAGCGTTGTATTGTATGCTTGGCTTTTGATTCTGTTCCAGCTGTTTGTTTCGCTTAGTCTTTCGTAAATGGACCATTTTCCGTTAATAGTTTCATCTGCTTTTACAAGTGCCGCAAACTTTCTTACTTCTATAGTAGTAGCATCTTCATAATTTTGTCCTTGATTATTCACAACCACAGTTGTAATTTGGCCTGCATTATCTATTGTAAATGTAAAATCTGCACCTTCTCCGCTATCTCCTCTAATAGTGTAGGTAGGCGAAACTAGATACCCTCGTCCAGGATCAGTAATAGTTACTCTTACTATTTTTCCATCCTCTATCACAGGAGTTAGAATTGCTTGTTTACTTTTTGCTACACCAATAAGTTCAATTTCTGCAAAAGTGTCTACAGATGTATCATATAATCTAGAAATAGTGCTTGGAAAATCTTCTTTATAATCTAAGCCCGTTAAGTTTTTATTTTCTACAATTAAATTTTTTATAAGCACACTGTTAACACGTTCAATGGTTTGTTTCATTGCTTCTGTGCTGTTAACAAATATACTCTGTCTAGGTGTATTTAATATTCCATATTTCTTTTTTGCACCTAATGTAGTATCTGGTACTGGTCTGTTGTTTGTATCGTATCCTATTAAACTATCAAACCATTTTCTTTCAATATCTCTATTAGGTTTACTGCTTGCAAGACCATCTGTCAAAATTTGATATTGATTATGCACGTTTGTATCTTGATTATCTAATGTATAGTACTGTACACTGATTGCAACATCTTTTCCTGAAATAAGTGTATCGCAATTATTAATTGCAAATTGATTGTTACTAAAGAAACTAACAAATTTATATCCATATGAATAAGGATCTGTAATTAATTGTGCAGTGTTAAAAGCACTTTCATTTCTAAATTCATTATTAGGTATAGTTTTCTTATCTTTTACCCAATAAAAATACTTGTCTACAGAACTTTGGCTTATACTATCATATACTTTTTTAAGAACATAGTTTGTAGTGCTTTTTGCTTGGCCACTAATTCCCTGTGATAACCCATCATTTGTATCAGCTTGTGCATTCCATAACTCAGGAGTAAGTGTAGACTCTATCCATTCATATACATCTATCGATGCACCACTAAAAAGTTTGTTCCAATTATTTGTACTGTATGTAACGTCATTTTGATAAGGATTTAAAAATTTTGCATTGTTTAAATCCCACCATAATTGTCCTACTTGTTCTGTGCCCCATGTGTTTAAGTTATCTACTACCACATTTGTACCTGTTGTGTACGTAGCAGGGTCATAGTATGTTTTGTATCTTAGTTCTTGTTCTGCTACTCCTGCAATTTTTCCTTGCAAGACATCAATATAATCTAAGTATGCAAGTAGCTCTTTTGTTTTTGTATCATACAAAATAACTTTTTTAATTTTATTAAGATCTACAGGATCTTTGGGTGTTCTAATATTATCATATACTGATCCTTGTATACTATAATCAACAAATGCTCCTAATTTACTTGCAGTTTCTAATCTAGGTAATCCGACATACACATGATTTCCTCTTGCCTCTACATTTCTACCAAAATAATCTACATTTGCATTGTTTAATTGTATAATATCAGCATACAATAATTTTCCATTAAGATTTTCATAAACATAAACTACACCATCATCTACATTTGTTTTTCTAAACTTAGTAAAGCTATTATCAAACGTAGTTGGCGATCCAGTTGGAGGACTTGTAGGATCGTTTGTGTATGCAGATCCTATTTTTTTAATACTAAATACGTCTATTGTAGATTCAAAAATACTGTCTGCATTTTTACTACCAACAGCAAGCACATTTCCTGTATATGACACTGTTGTTCCAAATTGTTCTGCCCTTTCATTTTTTGGGCTATATAAATTTTGATCTAATACAAATTTTCCGTTTTGTTGTCTGTAAATATATACAATTCCTTGATCTGCATCTTTCTGATCATCGTAAGGTGCACTTATTGCAATACTCATTCCGTCATCTGATATTGAAATACTATCTGCAAAACCTATCGTTTTGCTAGGTGCTTCTATTATCTCATCGAATTCAAAGAAACCATTGTTTACCCTATATACAACAACACCGTTTGGCTTAGATTGATCATATGTAACACTAACAATAAGAACATCACCATTTGCATTTACATCAATTGTATTACCAAAAACTCCTAAGGCTTCTTGATTGAGCACTGTACTACCATCTGTACTATCATTAATAACTGAAAGCGTGGTGTCATTTGGTAAGTATCCAACGTAATCTACAAGATCATCAGTGCTTGTCCAATCACTACTGTTAAAAGCACCTGCGGCTAAATTAGTACGTGCGACCAATAAAGAACCGCCTAAATAAACAATATCATTTTCTTTATATGTGCTAGAAGCACTAAACTCACCTTTAAATTTTTTATTTTTTGCAGTATCCCAATCAAACGTAACATTATTTTCTATACCTTTTTTATACTGATATATTTTTCCGTTATTACCATCTTGTGATGCATATACAAACAATCTATATAAATCATTGTTTTTAGCACCTTTTACTGTTGTTCCTAAATATTGATTGCTTGCTCTATATTCGTTAATATAATATCCTACAGGATCATAAGTACCTGAAGGTTTACGTTCAAAAATACTAAACATACCTTCGTACAAAAGATCACTTAGATTATTTTGTGCATCAGCATCTACAGGAATAGCAAATACTTCTTCCCAATCATTACTATCTGGTCCAGGTAAATTAGGTTGTCTAGGAATACCACTAACTTGTGCTTCGTCATAAAACCAATATTCTGACTCTAGTAAAATACTTTGTACTGTCAAAGGAATATTAGCACTATTTTGAAATACTAAAAACTTTCCTATACCAAACGGAGCATACGAAAATCCTACTGCATCAATTTGCCCAAATACACGATCTCCTTGATATATTGGATCGGCTCTACTAAGATCACCAATAAATTCTATTTCAACATTATCACCGTAATCGTTACCTAAACTAAATGTTCCATTTGTGTTTTTTACAAAGATAACACCATTTGATCCGTCTCGTATGTAAAATACAACGTCTGCTTCTGCTCCTGTACCTAGATCTCTTACACGTAAAGCATCGCCACCACCTAAAACTTTTGGTTCAAAAACATTACCGGTGGCCGGATCGGTCTTTGTAAAATTAAATTTTATATATCCATCCCAAACATCATACACTGTTTGTTCTTTATTTGTTATTGTTGTAGTTAATCCAATATCATTTATATTTTTATATGTGTTATCACTCCATCTAGGCAGCTGATCTATAAAAAGATTAATTTTACTACCAGCACTAATATTATCGGTTAAAGTTTTAGGAGATTTCATTACGTATAAGTCACTTAACAAAGGATTGGTTGTTCCACCTGCTCCTGGTGCACCTTGATTAGTAAGTGTTCTAATATAGCTTCCTATTGTATTTTCACTGTTTATTGTGCTATCATCGTCTACATCTAATATATTAAAATATCTTCTATTTTGATTTGTTTGACCGCTTGGAGTAAAATCTTCGTATATCAAACCTTTACCGCTATCTCCTAAAGAGCTTTCGGTAGGGCCAGTGTTATAACTTTGTCCAGCGTTTATTACCCAGTAACCTCCCCATTGTGCAGTGTAATCTGCGGCATCACTCTGTAATTTTTTCTCATATTCTCCTACAAAGTCACCGTTATTTAAAAATAGACTACCTGTGGCTGGAAAAGTTCCATTAACATCTTTCATATATATAGCTACTCTAGCTAGTTCATTGTATTTGTAAGCCACTGTACCGATAGCACCAGTGGTTTCTAAAATATCTCCTACTATAGGCACATTAGTTGCGGCATCAACATATAATACTGCATCTACTTTATAAATAATCGGATGTTCTCCTGTTATAAAGTCTGTGCCAACTATGGGATTATATATACTATTAAAAGGTGCAATATCTTGTATAGAACTTTTATTTTGATAAGCATTAGATCTTTGATTCCATTTTAAACTAATTGTATCACCAATTTTTGAACCCTCGTATTGATTAAACGGAGCTCTTACTATTACATGATCTGTAGCTGTATTTGTAAAAGGATAATTACCAGTTGCTAGAACAACAGGCGCATCATCTGTTTCAGCTGTAAGTCCTAGAGCTAGTCTTATCTGTGTCACACTTGCAAAACTTTGAAAATCAATAGACGCTTCTGCGCCTTGTATGCCAACACCTGCTTTCCATATACTATTAGCATATTTTACAATGTCATTTTTAAGATAATTAGTTGTTGTAATAAATTCATCTTGATATCTAGTTTTTACTTTTGATGCATGAGGAGATCCTACGTAAATATATTTTCCATCTTCACTTACATCTACACTTGCACCAAATCTTTCTTTGTCCATAGCCGCGCCAGCTAAAGGTACTAATTCTGCAATCAAAATAAAATTATTGCCTTGGCTGGATCTATTGTACACATTTACTTTTCCATTATCATAATCAGGTAACCCTACAGCAAGAACTGTATTCCGTTTGTTTACTGCAATACTACTTGCAAAATTATGTAATGCACTATCGTCACCGCTTTGATTTTCTACAGTCTGTTGTAAACTATAGTCTCTAGAATTTTTTACAACAGCCCACTTATCATCTGCAGCTTTGTCTATCCAAAGAATATCTCCATCTTGTAAATTAGCTTGTGCAATCTTGTTTGCATCATCAACGTTAGAAGCCCTCACTTTTACAAAATTTGTTATATAACCAACACAACTTGCTATGTCCTCTATTTCTTCATCTGTATCATTTATCAGTGTAATTTTATCACCTGTTACAGATTTTACTTTATAAAATCCATCTATACCAGTAACATCAAATACTCCTATAATATCGTCAACAGCTACACTACGGAATGTTTCTTTTAGATTCAAAGTAAAGTCATCTGTACCACCTGTAACGCTAGTAATAGCATTTGTTGTATTTGAATATTTGTATACACTCCAGGATAAGTTATCCGTTCCTACCCATACATAATCTCCTTGCCGCAAATTTTCAAATGTTAAATTTACAATATCATCATATGTTGAAGATATAACTTTTACATCATCTAAATCTACATAGCCTGCATTTCTTACATATGTATCTTCTATGTATTTTGTTGGAAAAGGAGCATGTGTGTAATTATCAGTCTTTTGATATACTTCAAAAGGACGTATTTTATACACAAGGTCTGTAGAAGCACTATCAATAGTTTCAACAAGTTCTATTGGTTGAGGAGCAAGTCTAAATGAACTTTCATCTAGAATATAATCAACTTCCTGGAATGACTCTACAGCGCCGTACTGGCCGTCCTTGATTGCCCATTCTTCATAAAATTGCAAACTATCTTTATCAGCACTTGCAAGGGCATCAAACATTTTAGTGAGAGAATTTTTCGTTCCTTTATCTTGTAACATGCCTTGATAAAATTTATATTGACTTACGTCATCATTTATAATATTTTCTAAATACTTACGCTTTTGATATCCTATCAGATGTTGAGCAAGTCTTTGTTGCTCTACATCAAAATTATCGCTATCTAAATCATAAAAATCTGTAAACTGGATTGCTTTATAATCCCAATTAGAATATAATCCACCTACAGGTTTGTCAGTGAGCCTATTCCATTGCTTATCAATAAATGTTTCTGTGCCGGGTATCTTTTGATCGGCTGCATAATAAAATTCTTTATACTTTACAATGGCTCCTATATCATAATCTACCCAAGATTCCCATTGAACAATTTTTGCTCCGTCGTAAAAGAAACCAGGAATACTAATGCTGCCGTTCCATTCATCTGTTCTATAACCAGCAACCTTTATACGTTCTTGTCTGTATCCAGGTTCTTGATCATAAATTACATCACCAAACACTGTGCGGTTATCTAATAACACAACATGTTCCTTTTGAACTAGAGGTAATGTTACAGCGTATATTCCGTCTGCTGTATTCCTTGTTTGTATGTAGAATTCATTTGGATTTTCTCTGCCCACTGCTAAATATTCAGAATTTAATTTTTTACCATCAGCTTTTACCAAACTGTATCCGTAAATTGTTTCATACACATTTGCAACTACACTATATTCACTTATAAATTTTAAGTATTGAGCTGCAGGTGATAATGTAATTAAAGTACCATTATCCCATCTTTGTGTAGACCAAAACATAAATTGTTTTGCACTATATTTCCAGTCTTGTACAACTGCCTCATTGCCTTCATAATTATCAAATACAAAACCTTGTTCTTCTAACCAGGATCCGTAACCTATCATAAAATCAACAACTTCTTGTAATGTGTCAAACGTAGTCCCGTATTCGACTTCTTTTATAATATCTCTGTTATAAAGTTTAGCAAAACTAGCTCTTACACCGCCGGTCATAGGTAATTCTGCTAACTTTACAGTTTTATCTCCATCTAGTGTAACTCCACTAGTATGGGACTCTGTAACTCTATAATATGCACTTTGAAATTCAACAATATATCCTTTTTCATAATACTTGTCAGAGGCCCATTTTAGAAAGTCTTCACTTATTCCTCCAATAGTTATTACAGGATCTTTTTGTTGTTTTATGACAGGATGGGTTTTAAAGGTTGCACTTGTATTGCTATATCCCTTTACTGTAAATCCTCCTATTACTTTTTCTACAATGACTCCAGAATATGCAACAGTTTTTACAGGTGTACTTGTATTTAAAAATATTTCATAATTTTCATTTGGTATGAAAACATTACCTTCATTCGTTGGACTTCTACTATCAAGTATTAATTTAAATTTTGCCTTTTCTGTAAAAGCACCTATTTTTAATCCAATGTTGTTTTGTATAGATGATATGTTATTTTTATAATCTTCAAAACTTGTAGTCACATCAAGAAACATATAATCTGCAACATAGTTTACAAATCCACTTGTGTATGTTTGTGCAATATCGGAAGTAGATGCAGGATAAACAATTTTATCTAGTTCTATCTGTTTACCAGTATCTTTGTATACTAATACACCTGCTACATTCCTTATCTGTCTTTGTCTATCAAAAGCAGTAGCAAACATTTTTGATGGACAATTTAAAATGCAACTACTAATCAAACTAAATGGATACTCGCTTGACCTGCGCCAAGCACTTTCTACAGGTGCTCCGTCACCAAATTTAAAATTATCTTCTATACCTGTGCTTGTAAATCCTTGTGCATACCCACTAGCAAGTGGACTCAATAGTTCTCCGTTAGGACCAGATGGTATGTGATTAGTTAAACCTGGACGTTTGTATTCATCTACAAATTTAGCAACCTTGTTCGGTTCGGCTATTTTTCCTTTTTCTATATCTTGCCACATCACTAAGTTATCACCAGTGTAAGGTGCTGGACCATAATTAGTTTCCCACCATGTAGGTTTAACACTGAAGCCTAACATTTCCCAAGGATGTGTGTGAGGACGATCTGTGTCATATGCAACCATATATACTTGTCTCCAATAGCCTGGAAGAACTTTGCCAGAGGGACTCTGCATTGATTCGTAATTAAAAGTAAAAGTATCTGATCTAACAAAATTATTTTTTGTATATTCAGTATCAGCTATTTTAGTCCATTCTATAAAATCACTTAGCATTGCTTTATCTAAATTTACTTTAGGAGTATCAACAACTCTACGGTCACCTTCGATATAGTCTGTCAAATCAAAAACAGTTGTATCGTAAGACATTTTTAAATTATTATAAATTCTATTTTCTAATTCTAGTAATAAATTATCTCTGTAATCGCCATATGCTTTTATAATACTACCATCATGTCCTTGGATTACATCTACTGTAGTTCTATATGTTGTATCTGTAAACTTAATTGGTTCATAACTTGGATATAATCCTAACTTAGTAGGAGTTGCTGGCACATAACTACCATTTGTGTTTTCATATTCATATATGGAGACAATATCGTTTTCTGCCTTTGTGGCTGTAATAACAACAAATCCTTCTGTGTTAAATGTATAATCTTTTCCGTGAGTCAATTGTACTCCATTAAGATATACTGTAACTGCTTTTTTATCTAATATAGTTTTATCAAATACTTGACTTAAAGCAAAAAAAGTGTTATTAGGATCTTCTATCTCATATCTTAATTCTTTTGCTGCTCCTAATGGAACCATATCGCTAAAGAAAAACGGATTTGTTTCAGTTTTACTTTTATTCATTTCAGTAAAAATTAAATCAACATGTGTTTTTACGTCGCCTTCAAAACCTAATGTCTCCGCAACTTGCATAAATCTGCGTTTAAATTTACCATATTCTTTTCTTGCAAATTTAACACTGTTAATAACATTGCTTTCGTTGTTGGTCAAATGATAAAGAGAATGATTTATTAAACCACTGTGTTTAACAAATCTGTTTCCATATATTGTAACCTGACCTAAATCACGTAAATTACTTTTTCCAGGAAACGCACCGTCAAAATTATCTATCTCTTCAACTATAGTGCTAACATGGTCATTTACCTCACCGAGTGTAAATTCTGTTATATTCTTGTTTTTTGGATTTCTTTCTAAGTTTATAGGAAATTCATATGTGCCGTTATCATTTTTTTCTGTTGCTGATTTTGTTTTAATTAAAATCACATCATTTACTATTAGATCTTTTGTAAAAACAATTTGTTTTACATTGTTAACATCTTGTGTAGTAGTGTAATCCACACCTTGTTTTTGAATGTCATTATTTTTATAGACACGCAACCATAAGTCTGTTAATTTTGAACTTTCATTGTATTGATCAATATTAAATTCTGTTTGTGAGCCGTCATAAACATACTGTCTTTCTACTTTTTGTGTGCTTAGTGTTGCGGCTTTTTTATATCCTGTTTCAAATGTAAAACTATCTATTGTTGAATATTTTTTTAAAAATGCAACATCAGAATTTATATCAACTAGACTGTTTTCAGTCTGGTATGTAAAAGTTTGTCCTAGTAGGTCAAAGTCAAAAAGTATATCACCACTATTAGTAATATTTCTATATGACAATGCAAATCCTAGTTCAGTGTCATTTGCTCCTAATCCTTGTTTGTATGAAAATAATTTATTGCCTGTAAAGTTGCTTGAAGAGTATACTGTTTTATCTCCATAACTTTTTCCATCTTTGTCAGATAGATCAAATAAAGGACTTACGTTTACATTTGTTTTATCTTGTCCGTTTTTCCATTGAGTACCATTATAGAAAAACATTTTACCTTTATATACATCGCCTTGTCTAACTAGCACAGTTTCGTTTTCTATCGCATCTGTATCTGTTTCATCCACTAATGCAATTTGTGTTACACCTTGAAACGAAATAAATTTTACTTTAAAAATTTTACCATAAACACGTTCGTCTGTATCTCCTAAGAAAAGTATTCTCATACCTTCCGAAAGATCTATGTTATCAATATTATATCCTGTTGAACCTTCAATTGTTGATCTAACATCAGAAGTAAAAATATCTACTAGGTCTACGTCTGTTTTATTTTTTGTACCAAAATCAAAAAGTTTTATACCTGCCTCAAATTCTATAATAGGTCTACTTGCTCTATTTGTTTGATCTACTTCTATAGGTTGATTGTTTATAGATGCACTTTTTTCAATCACATCTCGATGAAACCAACGATTATATCTACTCCATAAGTTTCCGTCTATTGCACTTCTGTTAATTAAAATGTAATCTCTTGTAAGTGGATATCCTATGCTCTGTCCAAAAGGTAATCTATCAAATGCTCCATCATCAAAAGGATTTGTTATATTTGTTGTAAATGTTGTAGGTACATCCAATGCATCTTCTTTAATTAATTTAATTGCATTTCCTACACCTTCTACATAATATTCTCCTTCGGCGTATGTACTAGGTGTTACGTTACCAATAAAATAAATCTTCATTCCGTTTGTAAGTTCAAAACCATTTCCTGTTTTATATGTTTTTTTACCTACAACTTCAGCATCTACATCTATTTTTGTTGCTTCTTCTATGTTATAAACTTCTATCACTCCACTACTTCCAGGATCATTATCGCTAAGATAATAAATTACGTCTGGGGTACTTTGATCAAGTTTAAATTCTATCACACCTTTATCTGTTGCGTCGGATGAGTCTTGTATAATATTAAATGTTGGATCCTCTACACGCTTACTCCTAAATACTAAAGGTAATCCAGGAGCATCAACTTCAAATCTATATGTTATGCCTCTATACAATTTTAATGTTGGATTTGGTGTTTTTCCATCAGGTGAAAATACATATGATCGATTGTCAAGATTTTCTTGAGCTGTAACAGTGTAAGTACTAACTACATCTATAGTTTGTCCAGCAACCGGTACACTTTGCGGCCCGGTAGGCAACCAGTAGTATTCTCTAAAGTTTACAAATTTATCCCAATCAATATGCGGATCCCAAGCATAATATTCTTGTGCATTTAGTTTGGCATGATTTTTATTGGCACCGTTAAAGTTTCCTATTTGATTTACATAATCATTATAATCTTTATAGTAGGTTGTGTTTCCTAAAGTATCTTTAATTAAACTAGCAGGTTCAAATTGATAGTCTTCACGCTGTTTTGATACATCGCCAACATAATTATCATCAGCTGTATATGCATTTGTAATTTTTCTTCCGTAGTAACCATTTACCTTTTCAGCTACGCCGGGGCGAATCATTTGATCAAATGTTGCACTTAAAAATTTTCTATTATATCTTGATCTAAAATATTTAGGTAAATGATTAATACTAGAACGTTTAATAGGCTTGTCTGCAGGAAGTGCAGGATCGTTTTGATTATCGTCGTAAGCCATTAGTAACCATATCCTCCGCTGGAACCACCGCCGCCACTGCTACCAGAGCCGCCGCCGCCACTAGAACTGCTTGAACTGCTTGAGCTACTAGAACTGCTTGAGCTACTAGAACTACTTGAACTACTTGAACTACTTGAACTAGTGCTTGTGCTTGTCCTATATGAAGAACTTGCACGGGTAGACGTAGTTGCTGTTGTTGCACTTGTAATACCTGCATTAGCAGTAGTGCTTTCTGTCACTACATTTCCTGCGGCTTTTAATCTGCTTGCTGTTATAGCATCAATAATATCTATATCTGTGACTTGTGCTCCACTTATAAATATTTCATCTGTTTCAGATTTTATTTCATATAAACTACCAAATGTTTGTGTATCATCTTGGGGAACAATTACAAATGTTGTGAGGTCGGGTGCAAGTTGACTCATAACATACGCACTCAATTCACTAAAATAAAATCTTTCTCCAAAGTCCCAATTTTCTAAACTAAAAAATTCATTTATTGCACTGATAACTCTTGATTTGACATCGTTATCATTTAACACTTTATCAGGATTTTTAACTAATTTAAATTGTGCTTGCAAATCACCACTCGCTTTGTCTCCAAATAATACTTTATACTTTACAGGATGATATATTATTTCATCACTTATAGATTTTACTTCATTTAGTTTAACACCAAAATTTTGAAATAATGCATCACTGCTAGGAGGTAAAGGTTTAGCAGTAATAGCGCCATCTAACCATTGCCTAAATTGTGTGTCAAAACTACGTGTAAGTATGTATGTGTCTACAATGTTACTAGCACTAGGATCGATACGTGTGCTTGCATCTGCGCCATGTACATAATGAAATTTTAAATCAGCTCTGCCGATTTGAGCTTTATAATCATCTGTAATTGACAATGTACTTGTTGTTTTATCTAATACTTTAAATACATTTTCATCAACAAGATAAAATACTTGACTATCATCATATGCACTATATGCACCTACAGCGTTTTGATTTTGCTTTATTTGTATTTTTAATATTGTGTTACTAACATAATTAAAATCTTCTACTCCGTCTGCAGATTTCAATTTGCGTAAAAATATAAATTTATTTAAAGGATTAGTAGTTTCATCTACTATCTCATCAAAAATTTGAGGATCATCAACCACACCATCATCATCTTCGTCAAAGAAACTTACTTGTATTTTTTTTGAATTTACATAGCCTTCTGCATCTCTAAACTCTTCTTTTATTTCCCAATCAAAATCTACAGTAAAATTTGCTATGCTATCTGGCTTTTTGTTAATACTTAACACACTAATTTTATCTTTAATAGTCTTTCCTGTGAGATTATTGTAGATCTTATCGCTACTATCATAATAAAATTTTACTTCTTGATCACTTTCAAAAATATACCTGCTACCACGATATGTAATTGTATATTTTTCACCATCAGTTTGGAATAATAGCAACCAACTTGCATCCAACTTTTGTCCTGATACATCTCCTGTTTTACCTATACTAAATGGTGTATTCAATCGTAAGTTTTCTTCTGATATTAGTTTCCATTCGCCGCTGGTTCTATCAAAACGTAGTCCAAAAGCATTGTATGCAGTGACTTGATCTATAATTTGTGTCTGAACTTCATTTGTTATTTCTGAAGCAATGAAAGGTCTAATTTCTGTAAGTTGTGCTCCAGTTGGAATAATATCATTAAGCTGTACAGCACCTATACCATCTTCGTCTACTGTTGTTCCATCGCCGGTGACAGATACTACTTTAGTCCATTTATATAATACTGCTTGCGGATGATCGGCCGCGCCTGACATCAAACTATGACTATTATCTGCCATAAAGTGTTGACCTGAAGGTGCTACAAACTTAACTAACGAACCAGGTTTTACAAACTGTAGAGTAGAAGTAGTAAATGAACCTAGTTGTATTTTTACACCAGCAGTGCTTTCAAAAATACCAGTGTTAGTATTTGTTGCATTTGTTTTACCTTGCCATAAAATATTAAGGTCAGTGATATCAATTTTTGGAAAACTATTAGAGTAAAAGTTTTTAATTAGTGTATTTCGTAATATAGGTTGTATGGTGTTGTTAATAGCACCACTTATATCAGTAGTGGTTGTAAAACTAAACATAGCTTTTGAATCTAAAAAGTCTTTATAAATTACACCGTCTGTTGCAAACATATTTGTTTTACTATACTTTCCAGTTGCATCTAAAAGATCAAAATATCTTGATATACCACTAGCTGTTCTGTTTACACTTTTTGTTTTTACAATTTCTTGGGAAATTGTTAATGGAACAATTTGATAATCTTCTGCTGTAATCATTCTGTTTTGTGTGTAATATGTAGCAGGTGCATTATTTTTTATACTTTCGCTAGTTTCACTTACAGTAGCATTATCAACTGTATACTCTAATGAATATATAAAAGTTAAAGTTTCAACTCCTCCTGTTTTAGAAATATAAGGAACTTTTATACTGATGCCTTTCATTTCATCTGGTGTGATAATCATACGCTGATTTTTACTTGTTCTGTAATATGTTCTAAAAGTACCTTTTGGTAAATTACCAAACACACCGTCTGAAAATACAACTGATATTCTATCTTCGACCCTTGTCAATACACTATAAAAATTTCTAACACTTTTACTCAAACTATTATAAATTACATTATTTCCTTGAGTTGAAGCAACTTTTGACCAAAGTTCAATTTCTTGACCGTTTGTATCTAATTTGTATAACCATACATCTGTATCATTTACATTTACAGCATCAATAGCAACCACTTGATTAGTGGTTGGATTAGTAATTGTAAAAGGTCCTTGGTCTAATGCACCTTGACGGAAGTGACTAAAAAATCCTGTGTTAGTGCTTCCATTACCTCTACCATCATTTCTAAATAATATTGCAAAATTGTTTCCAGGAAATGGTGCTTCTTCTTCAATAACTCCATCACCTATATCTGTGCTTACGATTTCAAATCTATTATTTGCACCATTGACAGCTTTGTTAAAACTAAAAACAGGCACATCCTGATTTGTTGAATTAAATCTATATTGTTCTGTTGGTACTCCGGCTATAGTATCTTTTTTAAACGGACGACCAAATGTTCCATTTACAGGTAGTCCTGCGTTCATTACTAAAATAAACTGTTCATACCAATCTGGATTTGATGGATCATTCCAAAGTATTGTTTGATTTTCTAAGTTAGTGTTGTTTGAGTCTATTATTTCTTCTGTGGTAGAAATACTTTCTATTTTCAATAGTCCGTTAGCGGCTTGATTTCTCTTTGGATTGTATGAAAGTAAACGTGCAAGACGTAACACACTTTCTCTACGCTCTGCAAGTTCAAGGAAATTTTCTCTAGCGTTTAGTTCGGTACGGAATGCAAGATTCTGTCCTAAATAAGCAATTAGATCTATTAATGCAATGTATTCACTAGATTCTATATAATCATTAAAATCCTCAGGATAATTTTCCCTGAGGTAATTTATCATTGTTCGCCTTAAATTATCAAAGTCATAACTTTGAAAATCTGCGTTTCTGTAGCTTTGATATACTCGCTTCCAATCTTCTGCTACAAGTAATCTATTTTGCCTATCTGTTGACGACATATTTGCTTCCTTGTTCTATATTGTATTTATTATGATTGGAAAAGTGCGTACTTTATTTTAGCCCAAAAAACCTGCATTTTGATCAAACTGTAATTTTAAATTTTCAGATATATTATATGGCAAATATGATAGATCTATTTCTATTTGTAAACCACTTTCATATTGATCTATAGCAACATTTGTTACTTGTACTCTTGGATCATAATTTACTATTGCTGTTACATTGTTAACTATTGCTTCTTTCAATTGTTCTGTTAAAGGATCGAATAATACGTCCCATATAATTGTTCCGAACTCAGGATCAGAAAGTTTTTCTCCTTGACGTATATGAAAATGATTTAATATATCTTGTTTAATAAGTGCAAGATCATAAAGCACAGTTTCGTTATTTTCAGGGTTTACAGTAGAAATGCCTCTATACGCACGACTAGATACACCATATTGTGTACTTGTACCGGTGCCTTTTACCTCTATTTGTTTATAAAGTTGTTTTTCTTTTGTGCTCATAGTACTATTTACCTTGTCCCTTTAACCTCTTGTTTGTTAGTGTTAACAGGCGGTAAAGGTTCTGCTTTAACATTTGTGCCATCTGGCTCTAATGTGAGACTTGCCAATCTAGTAATTTGACCATTAATTAAATTATAGAAGTAACCTCTACCTGTTTTTTGTCTAAGCCCTGTCTGTGTAAGACCAGTTTTTGGATCAACAGCATCTGCATATCCAACAGCACTTTTAAATTGATTAGCTAAACTACTAATACTAGAGCTTGACCAGGTTATACTTTTAGACTTCAAATACGCAACAGCAATATCAGTTGCAATTACTGGATCATTAGCAAGGTCTGGGTTTTGTACAATGTTTGGATGACCGGAGGCTTTACCATATGTAGTGTAGTTATTCTTGAACGTAATTTGTATCATTCCTCTACCTCTATATTTGTATCCTTCGTTTGCGGCATTTCCATATCTACCGCCATACACCGTATTACCTATAGTAGCTGGCTTACGTGCAATAGCATTTGCTATTCTAACCTTATCAGCTCTAGTGACTTTTTTCTTAGGTTTATTAAATTCTTTAGCTGCCGCAAGTTTAAGTCTATAATCAAAAACTCTTAATAATGCACTCGCACTATAATTTAAAATTTCACTTTTTGGTTCAAAAGTACATTCATGATGTACTTGTGCCATAGCCATAGCTACTGCTTCTGCATTGCCACCTTGTTTAGCACTTTTTGTTTCATCAAGTCCTAAGGCACTACAAAGTTGATTGACAAAGTATCTTTCCATATCTGAAGGTGCTACTGGTTTATTTGGTTGTTCACCTATTTCACCTTCTTGTCCTGGAACAATTCCGTTGCCTTCAACTTCAACAGTTTTTCCATCTATTGTTTCTGTCTTATCGTTAGCCTGTTCTCGCCATTGTGTTGTGGTAGGACGTTGATCTTGATCGGTTTCAATAGGAGGACTAGCATTTCTGTTTACATAACTAGGAGCATCATTTGCTTTTGTGTTAGTTGCTGTAAAAATTGTTGGATTCAAATGCTCATGACCTAACCAAGGTTCGTGTTCTGGTAGTCTTACCGGAAAGGCAGCATCTAGTGCTTTTTTGGCTTTTGGCGCTACAACAGCTTCTGCTGCCATTGCGGCTGGAATGCTAGGATTTAAATCAATAGTTGCACCAGTAATCTTTGTTGCTTTTGTGGTGTTTATATCTAATGTTTCTCCTTGTGCAAAACGTGTTGATAAATCGCTTTTTATATCAAGCATACCTTGTGCGTGTATTCTTGTATTTGTTGTTGACTTTACATCTAAGGATTCTTCAACAGTCAACTTACCATTTGCAGTGACATTAATATTTAGGTCTTTACCTGTGCTTAAATTTGCTGTATCACCTACAAGCATATTCAGTTCTGCACCTACTTGAAAATTCATATCTATACCTGTTTTAATATCAGTGCGTTGCCCTGTCCTTATTTTAGTGTTATCACCTGTATTCACATTAAAGTTTTTTCCTGCATACATATTGATATCTCTATCAGCCGCAATGTTTAAATCTAATTCAGTGTGTATGCTAATACTATCTCTACTGTAGATATCTATTTTGCCTAAACTGGTAAGTTCTATCCAAGCAGTTCCTTTGGCATTACCTATGTAAATTAAATCTTCAGAGTTATGCATCAACAGCTGATGTCCTGTGCGTGTACGAAGTCTAACTAATTCGTTATGTGGTACATCAGCAAAACCTTTTTTGTCTTTATCTTCTTCTACACTAACATATTCTGCTTTTGTTTCACTAGCATACCCTGTACGCAAAATTGCAGGGTCACCGTCGTCCATAACAAATGTGGAACCACCTAATCTGTTGTAAAATCTTTGTGTACCGCCGGTTCCAGGAGAACCATATTGTGTCCTTGGTGCTCCATCTCTACGATCTTCAGGACCAGGTGTACTCCAGCCAAATACCATACTAGGTACTTCTCGTCTTGCACTAGAAGTAGTTGTTCCTCTAATACTGTCTTCAAATAATCCTTGTGTTTTTAAATTAAATTCTGCATCATCACTGTGAGGCTTTATAAATTTTGTAGGATTTTTTCCTGCACCAGTTTCAATTTTTTTGTTGTATTCGCCTACAGGATATGGTTTTGAAGTATCATCATCATTATAGAATGAACTTGCCATTCCAGGCAACATAAAGTTCATATATTCATCTTGCACACAACCGATCCAGTAACCTCTGCTTCGATTACCTTCAGCAAAAATGACAAGTACTTGCGTGCCTATATCTGGTGGTACTGCCCACATACCATAACTTTTTTGTGTGTACTTGTAACCTTTATTTTTTGTTAATCCAGCAAAAGGTGTTACACCATAAAAAGGTGACATATATTTTACTGTAATTATTTCTCCAGTACCTTGAGTAGAATTACCACTTTCCACTACTTTCAGTAGCTCAACTTCTAGTGACCCCATATATTTTGCATCGAGGTGATTAACAACTTTTGCAAGAAAAGGACCAGGATCTTTTATTATCTGTCCAGAGGGGCTTCTAGTTTGTTCAGACATTATAATGTTCCTCTAATTCTATTAACTACTGTCGTCTCTGTTGGTTTAGGTTTACTACCCTTGTTGGTATCAGCACTTGTTGTAGTCTGGCTTGCTCCTCCGCCAGTAGAATTAGTTTTGCTTGTTTTTTCATCTTTCTTTTTACTAGGCACTTGTGTAGGATTTCCTGTTGGATCTGTGCTTTCATTCAAATTGTTTTGTTTATCACCATCTTTAACCATTCCATTTCCGTCTTGTGCTGGAACCGCCTTTGTATCTGTATCTTGATTTTTTCTACGCATACACTTTAGGCGCTGTGTAAACTTGCCGTCGGAAAAATCATTTTCAACTAGCAATACTTTATATACTCCGCTAAATGCTCCTACTGGCTTAGTTCCGAGTCCTGGAAATTCCATCCAATTTTCACCAGTATCAATTGGAGTTCTGAAATTAAGTGTAATATCAACTTCACTACGTTGATATTCTATTGTGCCGTCTTTTGTCAAATTAATTGTTGCTGGATCTGCTTCAGCATTATAATTACCCATTCCGCTATCAGCAATGTAGTATGGATCTCCCATTATAGTGAGATGAATTAAAATTAAATCTGTACCATTTGTTATTGCTTCGTTATATTGCCTAGCCACTTGGTTCTGTGCATGGGTCTCACCACCCCCACCACCTGATGAATTTTGTGCTCCTGTGGTTTCAATAGTAGGGCTTGTTCCGGAGTCACTGTTAGCATTATTTCCTTCTGCGACAGCAGTTGGTTGCTCCTCATTTCCTGCAACACTATTATTTTGTCCTGCTAGTTTACTATCTGCGTTTAGTTGACCTTTGTCTGCATTAATTGCAAGAAAATAAGCATAATTTATTTCAATATCAAAATCTAAAATATCTTTGTTAGCACCAGTATATATGTAATTGTATTCTTTACAAGTTTGTTGTCTTATTTGATCTATCCCAGGTGTTGCTGTGTTAGGATTGGCCATTGCACTTACATGGACTTTGTAGGGCACTAATTGATATACATAAACTTTAGGATACTTGCCGTTAAAATTAACCCCTTCAGGTTCATCAACCATATAGATGTTTACTTCAACTCTATACCAATCTACCATTCCATTTGCATCAGGGTTGTTTACATTTTCTGCAAGTTTCCTACCATAATCTGATAAAATTACGACTTCTTCTATTATGTCTTGTATTTTTGTACCGGCAGCAAATGTAAAAGTTCTTTGATCTTCACTAATTGTTAAACTACCTCTGCTGAATACGCCTGGTTTATCTTTTACTTCTGTAAATTTAGGTTTACCAAAAGGAACATCACCCCCATCTAAAAAACTTTTGACTATTTTAGAATTTCCTATGGCGTTAACGTTTATACTATTTTCTGCATTAGATCTTATTTGTTCACCAAACTCGCTACGTTTCAACACAAAGCCCTTAACATTTTGCAGTTCTCTTTCTGCTACTTCAAGCATTTCGTCATCTTCTATATCTCCAAAAGCAAGTTTTATAGCCTTGGCTTTATTTGCTTCAGAAAATTCTCTAATCTCTTCACCTGCTTGTGAAAGTTTTGACTTGGTTGTAGCTCCTTGTTGATTATCTAAAGCTCCTAGTAGTACTTCTGTCACACTAGATAATTCTTGCGGGAAAGCAATTACAAACTGATCTCCTCTCGGTGTTTGTTTAGCTTCTTCTTGTCTTACTTCTCGATCATTAAGCACAGTGGCTAAACTTCTTGGTCCAGATTGTAGTAATTCACCCACTGTTGTGCCGGTCAAACTAATATCTGTTTTAACTTTCTGTACTTGATCAGATAATGCTGTTTCGTGATAAGGCACAGCCGTTACATTGTATGAACTTCCACCTTCTTGTACATTAAATGTTACATTCATAAAATGCAATGGAAAAATACGCCTTGCTTTTGCTGGACGCATGTATTTTCCATCGTCATCAAATCCTACAAATTCAACACTAAGTACATATGGTGAGCCAACATAATTCTCATATCCTGCTTGTTTTGCGGCAAGATTAATTGTTTGCAAAAACATTCCCATGCTGTAGGGTTCAAGCACTTCAAAAGTTATATTAGTGGCGTTAGTAGCCCTACTACCGTCAGTGGGTGCAATTACAGTTTTTATGTTAACATTGTCTATAAAATATTCTACAGCGCCAGATTGTTCAAAAGCAGTTCTAACCTTTTTTGGTCCTGCTCCTCCTCCTGACTTTAATATTAATATCTCAGGATCTGCATATCTATAGGTCAAGTCTGGATAATTTAATTCATATGGTGTCAAACATCCTAGTGTGAAAATATAATTCATACTAGAAAAATCTTCTAATTGGTTGGGAAATGGTAGGCTACCGCCTAGATCATCTATAGCACTGGCGCCGCCTGCTTGACCTAAATTACCTAAACCTGTTATTCCTATTAAATCTAAGCCGCTAGGCAATTTTACTTTGCCTGCAAGACTTTGAACAGCACTATTAACTGCCGCTTGTGCCTGGCTTTGAACTCCTGATAGTGTTCCGTTTATGTCAATATTTGCCGCTTGTTGAAGATTAGGAACTTTCGACTGTATTTCGCTTACAGCATTATCTAAACTAAGTCCACCTGCCTTTGCTCTGTTTAACAGATTCTGTGGTTTAAAATTTCCAATTGGCATTTATAGTCCCAATACTCTAAATAAAGACTCACCTTGCGGAATAAAAATTTCTATTCCTGGTTCCATATCATAAACCGGATCTTTAATAATATCCATGTTACGTTGTGCAAAAACCCAATACAAATTTTTATCACCGTAAAGGTCATATGCAAGTAAATCAGGTCGATATGCATATTGCGGTTCAATTGCATATCTAACATCATCTGAATTTTCAGGCACAGGCCTAATAGATAATAAATCTAGATACTGGTTGTTCTTAAAATTTGTTTTAGCATATGCACTACTACTTCCGTATGTTGCCATTAGATGAATCCTCCATCTGCACCTTTTCCTAGTGATGCACCGCCTACAAAACTTGCTAGACTAAATTGTTCTACTGCTTTCCTTGAATATATAGGTTGTAATGTAACTTGTATGTTGCTTTGTACAGGTACCCAAGCATTTATAGGTGATGGTACTTGTATATAATCTACTTCTGAACCAAGTTCAACACTAAACTGTGTAATAACACAAGGCACATTATTAAACATAAAATCACCGTAACCTTTTACCTTTACTACAGGAGGTGGAGATCCTTGTTGATCTGTTGCTCCATACGCCATTTTAGTTGCACTTCGTAAAAAATGAACTGCCGCAACCCAATATGCACCTTCTCTTGCATTTTCAATGAAAAAATCTCCTACAATACTAAACTGTTCAACTCTACTGTTTTGGTATGCCATAAAGGGATAATTAGTATGTATAGGTTGTATTGCATTATAACTAGCACTGTGGCTAATTAGTATCTGAGGAGTATAAGGAAAAATTAATCCGTTTGTTTCGTATAGGGGTTGTAAATATGGTGAAGATTCAAAGTTGTTACCTGATGGTAAACTGATTCTTACACGCCAATCATATTCATCACCTACAAAACCTACATCTGTAAATGGAGCAAATCTTTGTATTGGCATACCAAATCCTGGTAAGCCTCTACTACGTAATGCTTTACCAAATAGACTACCGGCAGCTTTAAGCGGATTTGCCTTAAAATCACTAAATGTTTTTGATAAATTTTGTTTAATATTATTAGAACCTACAAGGCTTTCAACACTACCTTGAATGTTTCTTGCTTGTGATTTTAAGTTTGAGGCTACGGCCGGAAAATTTATCATATTTTTTGTACTCCTATGTAAGTATTTAGTTGACTTTTTAATGTGCGTATATTATAATATAACTATTAAATTGGAGAGAAAATGGCAAGACGAATAAACTATTTAAACAATCGTGATATTTTATCTGAAATACACAAATCAAAAAGCACATTCTGTAGTTTTGTAGGAGATGAAGATCATCGATTTGATATAATACTTCCTAGTGTTGAAAAAATACACATAAGAACAATAGCAGAAGCAAAAAGAAATAAAGCAAAAAGATTAGCATTACATGCTTACGAGTCAGCAAAAGCAGAAGGACGCAAAGTAAAACAAGCAGAATTCGAAATAGATTACAGAAAAATTGACAAGAAAGATTTAGTATTCAGAATAATGACGTTCGAGCATATTCCGGAAGAACCTGGTAGAAAGAAAAATCCCAAGACAGTAGCAGATACAAGAGTAAAATTAAACTTTCCTCCATTCCAACACTATAGATTTAATGAACAAGATCAACTGATTTGCGTAGGAAAGTCGCATTGGCAAGGTGGTATGGAAAACGGTGCTTTCGATCTAACACACGGAAAAGCAACAAACAAACTTGCAATGATGTGGATGAAACTTTGCGATCGTTATGCAACAAGAGGTAATGTACGTGGTTACACTTACAACGACGAAATGCGTGGACAAGCAATACTACAACTAGCACAAATAGGACTACAATTCGATGAATCAAAATCAAACAACCCTTTTGCTTATTACACCGCTGCTGTTACTAATAGCTTTGTACGTGTTATAAACTTAGAAAAACGTAATCAAAATATTAGAGACGACATTCTCGAAATGAATGATATGAATCCAAGTTACACTAGACAGCATGCAGGTGAATGGGAAGCGGCTATAAAAAGAGAAAAAGAGATGTCAAAAAAGTAGTTGACTTTATACACAAACTATTGTATAATAAAGAAAAATACGAGAGGACTCTAAATTGTTTAATAAAGCGGCTGTCTTTACCGACATTCATTTTGGTTTAAAAGGCAACTCTAAAGTACATAATGAAGATTGTGAACGTTTTATTGATTGGTATATAGAACAAGCACAAAAAAATAACTGTGACACTGGAATATTTTGTGGTGATTGGCACCACAATAGAAACAGTCTTAATTTAACTACAATGGATGTTACTATCCGATGTATGGAAAAACTAGGAGAAGTATTTGAAAATTTTTACTTCTTTGACGGCAATCACGATTTATACTATAAAGATCGACGTGATGTTAACTCTACTGCTTTTAGCAAATATATTCCTGGAATTACATTTATAGATAAAATTACAACTATAGAAGATGTTACTCTTGTACCGTGGCTAGTAGGCGAAGAATGGAAAAAAATTCCTAAAATTAAAAGCAAGTATATGTTTGGTCATTTTGAACTACCTAGTTTCTATATGAATGCAATGGTTCAAATGCCTGATACAGGAGAACTGCAAGCAAAGCATTTTGAACATCAAGAATATGTATTTTCAGGACATTTTCATAAAAGACAAAAACAAGGAAAAGTACATTATATTGGTAATGCACTTCCGCATAACTATGCAGATGCTTGGGATGATAATAGAGGAATGATGATCCTTGACAGAAAAAACAATGCTGAGCCAGAATATTTAAACTGGACAGCCTGTCCCAAGTATAGGACTACAACATTAAGTAAACTACTTGATCCAGATTCAGATATAATTAAATCTGACATGTATCTGCGTGTAACACTTGACTTGCCTATCTCTTACGAAGAAGCACAATTTATAAAAGAAACATATATTAACAATCACAAGTGTAGAGAAATAACACTTATTCCACAAAAACAAATTGAAGAAATATCTACAGAACTTGACATCAGCAAATTTGAGTCAGTAGATGAAATTGTAAGTAAAGAAATATCTGCTATTGACAGCGATAATTTTAACAAAAAAATGCTATTGGACATCTATAACGAACTATGATAAAAGTAAAAGATTTAACAGTAAAAAACTTTATGAGTGTTGGTAATCAAACGCAGGCTGTTGATTTCAACAAAGAGCAACTGACACTCGTGCTTGGTGAAAATCTCGATCAAGGAGGTGACGATTCAGGCTCACGTAACGGTACAGGCAAAACAACAATTATTAACGCATTGTCTTACGCACTGTACGGCCAAGCATTGACCAACATCAAACGAAATAATCTTATCAATAAGACTAACTCTAAAGGTATGTTGGTCACTCTACACTTCGAAAAAGACAATCAAGATTTTCGAATAGAACGCGGACGTTCTCCTAATGTGTTAAGATTTTATATAGACAATCAAGAACAAGAACTAATTGATGAATCACAAGGCGATAGCCGTAGAACACAAGAATATATAAATGACTTGTTAGGAATGAGTCATGACATGTTCAAACATGTTGTTGCACTTAACACTTACACAGAACCTTTTTTAAGCATGCGGCAAAATGATCAACGTGCTATTATTGAACAGCTATTAGGTATAACTATTCTGTCAGAAAAAGCTGAAAGCCTTAAGGATCAAATAAGACAAACGAAAGATGCAACAACACAAGAAACTCTTAAAATTGAAGCAATACAAACTGCTAATAGTAAAATTGAAACAACTATAAACAGTCTTAAAAATAATCAACGTGCCTGGCAAGCTAAAAAAATAAAAGATATAGAAAAACTACAAATTAGTATAGATGAATTAGTGCGTGTTGACATTGAAAAAGAATTAGAAGCACATGAAAAATTACAAAATTGGACAGAGTTAAACAGTGCAATTACGGCTCTTAACAAAGAAAAAGGCACACTAGAGAGTGCATTACTACGTGCTACTAAGTCTGTAGATAAAGTTGAAAAAGACATCGCAAATTTACAAGACGCTGTATGTTATGCATGTGGTCAAGAGCTACATGAAGATAAAAAACAAGAAATTGTAGGAAATAAAAATAAAGAATTAAACGACGCAATGTCATATCAAGTAGAAGTTGCTGGTAAGTTAGATGAAATTATTAGAGGTTTGAATGATATCGGAAACATTAACGGAAAACCGCAAACGTTTTATGAGACAATAAGAGAAGCATATGATCATAGAAATAACCTTGAAGGATTGCGTACAAGTTTAAGAAACAAAGAACAAGATAATGATCCATATCAACCACAGATAGACGAACTGTCAACAACGGCAATGCAGGAACTAGATTGGACACCTGTAAACGATTTAACAAATTATAAAGATCATCAAGAATTTTTACTTAAACTTCTTACTAACAAAGACTCTTTTATACGTAAAAAAATTATTGATCAAAATCTTGCATATCTAAACAATAGATTAACCTATTACTTAGACAAATTAGGATTGCCGCATCAGGTTGTTTTTATGAATGATTTAAACGTTGAAATTACACAACTTGGACAAGATCTTGACTTTGATAATTTGAGTAGAGGTGAACGTAACAGATTAATACTTGGTATGAGTTTTTCTTTTAGAGATGTTTGGGAAAGTTTATACCAGAATGTAAATTTATTGTTTATTGACGAATTGATAGATTCAGGAATGGATACAGCTGGTGTAGAAAGTTCTCTAGCTGTAATCAAAAAGATGGGCCGAGAGAGGGATAAAAATGTATTCCTTATTTCACATAAGGATGAACTAATAGGCAGAGTCAATCATTTAATGAAAGTTATAAAAGAAAATGGCTTTACATCATATGAGAATGATATTGAGATAATAGAATGAGTATAGAAGACGATATACACGATAAGTTGACGAAGGCTTATATGCAGTATTTCAAGGCTAACGAAAAATTTGAAAGCCGTAACTCTGTACGCACACATAGAGAAACAAGACGCTGGTTGCGTGAAATCAGAAGTCTTGCTAAGTTGCGTATGGATGAAATACACATTAAGCACAACACAAGTCGTGTAACCAAAAAAGAAGGCAACTAAGGCTAAAGATCGGTATATAAGTTCATGCAGTGGACTTATAACGGTAAAGTGATAGACTCTATATCCGAAGAGTATGAAGGATTTGTGTATCTTATTACTAACACCACTACCGGGCAGAAATATGTAGGCAAAAAACTAGCAAAGTTTAAAACTACTAAGCCACCATTAAAAGGCAAAAAAAATAAAAGACGAGGCTACAAAGAAAGCGATTGGAGAGACTATTGGGGATCTTCAGATAGATTGCAACAAGACGTAGACAAGTTAGGCCCAAAAAAATTCACAAGAGAAATACTTTATTTTTGTAAAAGCAGAGCAGAAATGAGTTACATAGAGGCTAGAGAACAATTTGACCGCCGTGTGTTAGAGACGAATGATTATTACAACGGTATTATAAATGTTAGAGTTGGCGGTTCAGATAAGTTGCGTAAGGCACTACTAGAAAAAAAATAGGCAAACCAGGACACTATTGATCGTATGATCCGCTTTGAGACTGCGTACCTCGCCGTCAGATACTAGCGAGTCCAATAAGCTGTATGCTACAAAAACCCTAAGCACTAGGAACGAAGCTAGGGATAGCACTATTAAGTGTGATGTCGACGTAGGTTGGGAAAGGTCAGAGCCCAGTAGCATAGTTAAATACCTACTTCCGATCTCGGCTGTGCGAACTCACATGAAGCTTGAGGTAGATGGAACCGCTGTTAGGTTCCGTCTGACTGAACAATCTACATGAAACGTAAGTGCTTCGCACTTATTATTAAACGAAGTTAATAGTTTGAGCGAAAGCGAAAACTAATTGCTACGAAGTAGCAATTGATAAATATATTAGCAACAAGGAACGCAGAATGTTTGTGAGTGAAATACTAAGTGAAACCGAGTATAAGGTAACAGTGTCTGGTACTGGTCAAAGTAAAAGTTTTAATGTTATAAATGTAGATACTGGTGAAACTGTAGGTAGACATAGAAACAGTGCTATGGCAAATAAACAGAAGCAATCACTTGTCAAAAAACTACCTACTCCTGCAGATAAACTTAAAAAAATAGCAAATACAAAAGGGCAAACTGTTGATAGAGCTAAAGGCGTCAGAGCAGCAGACCAATATCTAGACAAGAAAGATAAAGCTAAAGATATAGCTAAAAAGGGCAAAAATCCAAAAGAGCTAGGAAAAGGATTTTTAAAAAAATTAGGATTAGGTCCGCAGAAATGGTTTGGACCATTTCTACAATTCTACATATCGATTGATCAAATAGGAACTTTAATTTATAATTTTAATGACATTTATATAAAATCAGGATGTAATGCTAGAGATCCATCAGTAAATGCTTATCACAGGGCTATAGGCCAGGAAGTGACAGGTATTTTTATTGCTACTGCCGCATCTGCGTTAGCTGGCGGCGCCGCATCACGAGGACTTAAGAAGATAAAGGATCTTAAGACTACGCTCCAACTAATAGGAAACATCACTGTTGCTGCACCTGTTGTTGGATGGATAGCTAGGGTAATTTCTTTTATAGGAATCGAAGCCGCTTTCTATGCACTAGGAAAAGCATTAGGTAGCAGTAAACTTGCAGAAGGAATGGCTGATTGGTTTATGACAACAGCTTTTACAAAAGCACAATTAGTAGACTATGTAGCAACTTTTGATCCTGAAACATATAAAGTTTGTCAAAGAAGAGATGAAAATTTTGTTGATTCAACAGATGAAGATGAATACTTTGTAGAACAAACAGTAAGCAAAACTGCTGTCAAAAATGATGTTATGAAGATTATCAAGGATGATCCTAAATTAATGTCAATGGTGAAAAAAATAAAATCTCAAAAAACTAAAGCAAAGGCAACTTAGTTTCTTTTACAACTTCAATATTATCTTTAGCAATACGATTAAGAATGTCTCTATCTTCTTTAGTAATTCTAAACATTAAATCTTCGTAAGTAAAACTGCCACGCATATACCAACCTAGTCGATATACATCATCTTTGATTTGTTTGATTTCGTTTTCGTAATGTCTAGCTAATTCTAAGAGATCAGATTCCTCGAGCGTAACGATCGAACTCCGAAAAAATTTGAGTAATCCATGTCGAGTTGTGTTTTGTAAGTTTCTTTACAATCTTCGTTAGTGCATGTCACTTCAAATTTAGGCAATTTCCATGATTCTGTCATGCTCATGATTGTTTCTTTTATTTTGTTGTAAAACTCTACATCATTTTCACTTACCCATGCTTTTATTACTTCTGGATCAGCTTCTTTGTCTTCACCGTCTACAATTTCACTTATATGCGACAGTGCTACTTGTATGTTTAAATTAGCTGATGCATGAAGCAAATCATTTAGTTGCTTATCCCGTTCGGTATTTTCCAAAGGTAATTGATCTACAGATGCAATTTGTTTTTGTAATGTGTAGCTTTGTATAGAAAAATCTGTTGTTTGTTTATATGTGATAGGTTTCAGAAAAAACTCTAAATCTCTTATTACAAATGATTGCTTGATTTCGTATTCGTTAACTAATTTTAATAAATTTTGCAGATTAATCTCAGCTTCGTTTTCTGTGCCACACTTAGGACATTTTGTACTAATTGGAATAGTTTCTCCATATGTTGCTATTCTAATGGATAATAGTACATAATCAATATCATATCCTACCAATTGCCAAGGATCTAATATATCAGGTATACAACTGTTAATAACTTGTGCTGTAGCTTCGCCTGAAAATAACGCATCAGGAGTTCGTAGTAACATTTCGTCCATTGCCGTCATACCGAACACAGGTAATGATTCAACTTTTTCACATACTGACGAATCGTAAAATTTTCCTTCTGTAGGTAAATCAATAAACAATCTAGGTTGTCTTTTGTGCTTGTCGAGAAAACTACTCACTTTATAACTCCGATAAATACTTTATAAAGTATTTACTAATATAAGTAATATAGGAGTATTATAAGTGGCTGAAGTAAGCGGTGCACAAATTGATGCACTTACAAGTGCATTAGAAAAACTTGAAGGTAAACTTGCATCAGGGGGACCTGCCCCTGGACAAGGAAGCACCAGCAATCCTATCAAAAACTCTAGTATCGGAAAAGATTTGTCAAATTTAGCAGGTGGCGTAGCTACAGGAACTGCTAAAATACGTGATTTTGGTAAAGCTATACCTCTTGGTTTGTTAGGTAGCTTTGGCGAAAACCTTTCAAATGCAGGACTTGCTGTAATAGACTATGTAGTAGGCACTAAAGCAGAATTTGAAGGTTTAAGCAAAGTTGGTGCTGGTTTAACTGGCGATTTGGGCTTGTTACAAGTAACGGCGGCAGAAACTCGCATGTCTTTACCCGAATTTTCAAAAATGATTAAAAGTAACAGCACTTTGCTGGCACAATTTGGTGGCGGTATGACAGACAGCGTTCAAAAATTTGCTAAATTAAGTGATGCAATGTTTAAGGGCGAAGATGCACCTATCAACACTTTTATGCGTTTAGGCATGTCTATTGAAGAATCTAATGAATTTATGTTACAGTCACTGGCTGTAAATCAACGTTCTCAAAGATTTAGACAGATGGATGAAGCAAGTCAGTTAAGGACTGCTCAAGATTATGCAAAAAATTTAGACCTCATATCAAAACTGACAGGAAAAAGTGCTAAAGAACTTCAAAAAGAAGCTGATGCTAGAATGAATGAAGGCGACATAAACGCTACAATGCGTTTAGCCGAAAGACAAGGTGCTGAAGGTGTAACTGAAGCATTCCAAGCTGTTCAAGGAAATTTGAGTCAATTACCGCAAGCGGCGCAAGCAATGTTAAAACAAACATTGAATTTAGGCGGTCCTATAGATGCACAAACATCTATGTTTGCATCATTAAATCCAAAAACGGCTCAGCTTGCTAGAGAATTTGATAAGATTGTTAAAGATACATCCATAAGTGGAGATGAACGTAAAAAGTTATTGGAAGCTAAAGCTAAAGAAATGACTGCCGCGGCAGCACAAGAAAGTCAGTCTACACAAAACTTACAGATTGCAAGAACAGCGGCTGTAACCGAAGCTGGAGCGATAGCGGCTGGATCGTTACAAGAAATGGACAAATTAATTAATGCAATAGGACAACATGCAGATACTATTGGTAAAAATTTAGGCGAAACCGGCGCACATTTTTCAACGTTTAACAGTTTAATGAACAAACTACAAACAGAACAAAACCAGCAATTATCTGATTCAGGATCTGCAACAGCGGCAATGAGAGCAGTAACAGAGACACAGCAGGCTATTGCTAATACAAGTAGTGCAGTTAGAGTAACTATGGGTAAACAGTTAAAAGATAATACTACAATTACCGATGCTTTATCAACTGTAGCGAAATCGTTAGACGATGCACAATTAGCAACAAAGCTAGATAATCTTTCAAATGCATTAGGGAACATTAATACAAGCCTTAATCAGAAAGCGGAAGCAAAAGGTTTGGGGCTACCTGAGGATGCTGGTAAAGACGAAATAGCCAAAAAAATAAAAGAACTTGCTGATAAAGCTCCAGAAGGTGTTGTGGATCCAGGCGATACCTGGTATCAAAAGCTGGGCAAAAATATACTAGGATTTTTTAGTGATGACAAGCCAGCGGAAAGAGCAACAGGTGGTGGTATGACCTCTGGAGCATTGTACAATTACAATGAAGCTCAACAACCACTCAGCGGAGAAATAATTAAAGCCACAGGTAGTGAAACAATGCTTAGTGCAGAACAGTCAAATAATTTGATTACACAAGCAGTTAGTCAAAGTAGCCAAGATTTTGGAAAACTAAACGAAACTATGTCTGCCGTAAGTGACAAGCTAGATGTAATGATAGCGATAAATACTACACAAAATAAAAATCAAAAGCAAACGATTGATGCAATCCATGCTAAAGGAAACATGCTAAGAGGTATAGGCGCATGAGTTGGAAAAAATATTTTACACCATTAGATGCAACAAACAATCCAGACGGTGGCTACAGTGCCATGGGAGGCCCTTCTAGTGCTTCAGGAGTAGGACCTGCTAGATCAAACTATTCTAGTTTTTTGCCAGATGTATACGTAGGATCACCAAATAGAGTAGAACGCTATGGGCAATACAACACAATGGATATGGATTCCGAAGTAAATGCCGCATTAGATATACTTGCAGAATTTTGCACACAACAAAGCGAAGAAAATGGAACTAATTTTACTTTTAATTTTAACAAGAGTGCAACAAATTCAGAAATAACAATACTAGGACAATATTTAAAACAATGGTGTAAAATGAATCAATTCGAAACCAGAATGTTTCGAATTTTTCGTAATGTATTTAAAATGGGTGATGCATTCTTTATGCGTGATCCAGAAACAAAAAAACTTTTCCATGTAGATTCTGCAAAAGTTACAAAAATTATTGTTAACGAGTCAGAAGGCAAAAAACCTGAACAATATATTATTAAAGATATTAATCTAAATTTTAGAGATTTAGTTGCAACTAAACCTTATACTACAAATGGCGATGCAACAGCACCAGGTAGTTCTTACAATATTGGAGGCGCAAGGGGACAGGTAGGAAGCACAAGCATATCAAACAGTTCAAGATTCAACAAAGAACAAGGTGAAATTGCTGTAGACGCAGATAACATGATGCATCTAAGTTTATCTGAAGGATTAGATAATAATGCACCTTTTGGAAACAGCTTGCTTGAAAGCATTTTTAAAGTTTACAAACAAAAAGAATTACTAGAAGATGCTATAATTATATACAGAGTACAGAGAGCACCAGAACGCAGAGTATTCTACGTTGATGTGGGTAACATGCCGTCACACTTAGCTATGCAATTTGTAGAGCGTGTAAAGACAGAAATACATCAAAGACGTATTCCATCGTCAACAGGCGGAGGTACAAATGTCATAGACAGTTCTTATAATCCGCTGTCAATCAACGAAGATTACTTTTTCCCACAAACTGCAGAAGGACGTGGATCAAAGGTTGAAACACTTCCTGGAGGTACTAACCTAGGAGAAATTGATGACCTTAGATATTTTACTAATAAGCTCGTACGCGGTTTACGAATACCTTCCAGCTATCTCCCTACAGGTGCTGATGAAGGCACTAATGCCTTCCAGGACGGAAGAGTCGGAACTGCATTTATACAAGAATTAAGATTTAACACATACTGTGAAAGACTACAGAACTTAATTATAGAAGATTTTAATCAAGAATTTAAAAGATATTTGTTGGAAAAAGGTGTTAATATTGATACATCAATGTTTGATCTAAAATTTCTTCCACCTCAAAACTTTGCCGCGTATAGACAATCCGAAGTAGATAATGCAAGAGTACCAACATACCAACAAATGGCTCAAATTCCACATATTTCAAATAGATTTGCTATGAAGCGTTTCTTAGGTATGAGTGCAGAAGAGATTGCAGAAAATGAACGTATGTGGAAAGAAGAAAATGCAGAAAATATTACAGCACCTCCGGTAGATGGAGCCGCAGAAATGAGAAGTGTAGGTATTAATTCAGCAGGTATTAGTGCAGATATTGCAGGTGCAGAAGATATTGCAACTGATGGAGAAGAACCTGAAGTAGGTGCAGATGACGCTGGGCCTGAAACAGCAACAGGAGATGCGCCGGCTGCTGGAGCAGCACCTCCAGCAACGGATCAAACGATATAAATAATACTATGATACTAAGAGAACTATTTTATTACGATAAAGAAACTTTAGAACCTGTAGAAGACAACAGGTATGATCCTCTTAGCGACGATAGCATCTTAGATATCGACGATACAAGAAAAACAAGATTAACACTTAACCAAATCAACCGAGCAAGGAAAGCAAGCGAACTACATATTAAAGAAAAGCAAGAAGAACTTGACTTTATTAGACAAATGTATGGAATAGCCGCACAGCAAGCCGCAGCCGGGATGTAAGATTTGGTAAAGATCGACAAGCACCAGTACACAAAAGAAGAATGGCACCGTATTCGAGACGCAAGACGTCGAGAAAAAGCAATTAAGCGTGGGCTTACACCACCTCCTGTAAAAAATGATCCACATTCTAACCTAAAAAGAAGTAAACATCAAGCATTTGTACTAGGTAATGGTACTAGTAGGGTAGATATCATACCAGATGAACTTATACTTCATGGAAAAATTTACGGCTGTAACGCAATATACAGAACTTTTGTTCCGGATTACTTGGTAGCTGTTGATGTAAAAATGGTTTTAGAAATAAACAAAGCCAAATATCAACATAAACACACAGTCTGGACCAATCCAAACAAAGCATTTCAGTCTATGAAGGGATTAAATTTCTTTCAACCAAGTAAAGGATGGTCAAGTGGACCCACAGCATTATGGTTTGCTAGTCAGCATGGATACGAAAAACTGTATATACTAGGATTTGATTATAAAGGACTAAATGACGGAAGCAAATTTAATAATATATACGCTGATACACCAAACTATAAAAAAAGTTTGGATGGAGCAACATTTTATGGTAATTGGCTTAGACAGACAAAACAAGTTATAAAAGAAAATCCAAATATTCAATATATTCGTGTTAAACTAGCTGATAATTTTGAGCCAGAAGAACTAAATATTTTTCTAAATTACAAGACGATCACTGTCGATCAGTTCAAAAAACAGCTAAATCTTAGCTAAAATCGGTCGGTGTAACAAAAACGGCCCATTTTTGGCGTATTTCTACGCACTTTTTCTCCTCTTTACTAAATACTATTGACAGCCTAGCCATAGGTACATTTAAAAAACATAAACAGGAGAAGAAAATGGCAGATCGTAACAAGTTTGAAGAAATGCTTGAGCGCCTAGTCAATGAAGACAAAGCTGGTGCAGAAGAGCTATTTCACGAAATTGTGGTTGAAAAATCACGTGATATTTATGAAGGACTACTAGAATCAGATCTAGAGGACGAAGTTGATGAAACAACTGATGAAGAAGTAGATGAGACAAAAGATGAAGAAGTCGATGAAGCTACTGACGAAGAAGTTGATGAAACAAAAGATGAAGAAGTAGACGAAGCTAACGACGAAGAAGTCGATGAAGCTAAGGATGAAGAGACAAATGAAGAATTTGATCTTGATGAGTTTGAAGTTGCTGAAGAAGATCCAACAGACGATATGATGTCAGACATGGAGCCAAAAGGCGATATGGACATGGATATGGACATGGATATGGATGACGAAGAAGGCGACGGCGACGAAGATATCGAAGATCGTGTAGTTGATCTTGAAGACGCCCTTGATGATCTAAAGGCAGAATTTGAAAAAATGATGTCAGATGATGACGAAGGTGGCGAAGACGACATGGATGACATGGGTGACGACGAAGGTGAAGATGATGCAGAAGAAGAGTCATTTGAACTAGAAGCTGCTGATGAAGAAGTTGATGAAACAAAAGACGAAGAAGTTGACGAAGCATCAGATGAAGAAGTTGAAGAAGCACCTAAGTCAGACGCAGAACAAATGCGTGAATATGTTGAGAAAGTAAACGTATCACACAGCGATACAGCAGACAATAAAAAGTCTCCAATAGCTGGTAAAAATGATATGGGTGGCTCAGCATCTAACATTGCCGCAGGTAGTTCAGATGAAAAAGGTCGCACTGCACCAACTTCAAAAGAAGATTCCGCTGGAAATAGAAATACTCCAGGCGGTATGAGTGCCAAAAAAGGCACTAAAAACGAACCTGGTCATGGCGCTGAAAAGAAGTCAAAGCCAGAGACAGCCGACAATAAAAAGCCAATAATTGGCGG